GCTCCCTTGTATCCGGTTGCCGAGGATGCTCCGTAGTCTCCGGTTGCCGAGGATGCTCCGTAGTCTCCGGTTGCCGAGGATGCTCCTTTGTATCCGGTTGCCGAGGATGCTCCACAGGTGCCGGTTGCCGAGGATGCTCCGTACTTTTCATCGCTTTCAGCGTCCTTGTTTACACGTTTTACCGTATATTCGATTGCAGCTTTAACAAGACCCGCAATGCTGATTTCTGCTCCGATCTTAATTTTTGTAGATGCTACCTTAGTATCCTCACTATGTTTCTGGATTTCTCCGCTCTGCTCTACCTCGTGATATACACTTTCAGACGGAGAATAATATCCCAAACAATCCAGCGGATACTCGCAAGCGTGAAATCCATGATCGCAAACTTCTACGCTTTCTTCCGCGTATTCCTTTCCTTCTTCGTACTGAAAGTCACGACAAGTCATATCTTTATTAAATCCTTTGTATGTTTTAATACTCTCTCCCATCTAAACTCCCTCTCTTTCTGTATTTTTGATCGGCATATCCAATGTAACCGCAACATCTCTGATAAACTCGTCCGGAATATAGATACCTGCCTGCGCGCATACCGCATACTGTACCTTTGCAATGCTAGCAATATCAGAACCTTGCTTTTCCATCGTCTTTGTCAAAACTTTCAGCAGATTAGCCACACCACCATGTGATTGCGGTGTTTTCCTTACTGAAATTCTCCGGATTTCTTCAATATCTGCTTTCATATTCTCCATGAATTTATTTCTCCTATCATCGAACCATCTTTCAAATACATTCCAAAGTTCTAAAAAACAGGCGGTTTTAAGTATTGCATCTTCGATACTGTTGTAACTTTCCGAAAGAAACAGGCTTATTATCTGCCTTGCGTGCTTTTCAAAATATAATTCGCAACTAGCTTTCAAAAAGTACTGATACCCGAAACCGCAACTGCCATTAAACCAAGAAAATGAGTACCATGTGTTTCCTTGAAAATATGTATCGTATTTCGTATCCCACTTGGTAAACATTGGTTCTTCGCCCTTTCTATGTACCAAACGCTTAACACATTTCTCATGAAACACTTCTTCACACATAGCTTTGAATGTTCCAATACAAAATCTTTCAGTACCAAGGTCAAGTGGCTCTCCTGCTTTCATGTATTTGTCAATTATTTCGATTGCTTTTGCATTTATTGGATAGTCCATATCACATAGATTCCACTTTCAAAGAACCGTCATATACAAGTTTGTGAATCTTCGGATCATAATTTTCATCGACATCGCGAATGTCTCCGCTCTCGTCCATATATTGTGGCTTTTTCGCAATAAGCAATACCAACTGTGAATCACTTGTATAATTGCTCGTCAGGCTTTCCGCGTTATCTACGAATATAGGACAACTCACACCGTATAATCCGCTAAGAGAACGAATAATATCAAGTCCGGCTAAAATCTTGTGTCCGTTATTCAGATCTGAATATCCAACACCATTCACAGTACACTCACAACAATCTTTCATACCGCCATTTAACTGCATTTCAAAGAGTTTGAAATTAACTGTCTTGAAATGGCTGTTGATGGTTTCAGAAACCTTATCCAGTTTGAAACGAATAAACTCTTCCAACATGTAAAGAATCTGTTCCTGGTCTGCAACTTTCTGCCCGATTTCTTTCTGTTCTTCCTGCAACTGCCATATACGTTCATCAATCTCAACATTCATGGATGCCTTTGCAATAGTGCTGTTTACTTCATCAAGACGTGCCTGCAACTCTTCTTTTTCAGATTTTAAGGTTTCAACTGCTGCATCCTCTCCATTAGCTTTCAGATTTTCGATTTCTACCAGAACTTCATCGTGTCTGGCTTTCATCTTCACATACTCTTCATTCTGCGAATAATCGGCAATTTCCGGAATCGATGATAACTGCTGGCAAATTTTTTCTTTTTTTGCAATATATTCCTGCTCCTGTTCCTTTAAGGACTTTATTTCTTCCTTTACTTTGGCATTTTCATCCCTTAATTTTGTGATAAGATTTTTTCTCTCTGTGCCAATATCAACCAATCTGTTCAGTGCTGTTCTCTTTTCTGTGTCAAATCTGATCTTTTCTGATTTTAACTTTTCTTCTGCATCCGACTTGGCTTTTCGCTTTCTGCTTTCAAAATCAGCCTTTAACTGCTCGATTTTATCTTCCGGCAACTTCTGACCACACAATGAGCAAACGGTGCTGTTTTCATCAAATACCCACTTTGATTCATCAAACAGATATGGGAATTCATCAAAAGCCTTTGCTGTTTCTGCGTTGTACTCCTCTCCAAGCCTTTTCCGCTCTGAATCAGCATTGGAAATAACCGTCTCGTTTTCTGAAACCCGTCTCTCTTTCAAAGCAATAGTATCTGCAAATCGCTTTATCTCGTTTTGCAAATCGCGTAATTCTGCTTCGATCTCGCTTCTCCTGTTTGTCAGATCGCGATTCATAGTCTGCATAATCCCAGACATATCAAACTGCAGCTGCATTTCTTCACGTCCTAACTCCATCATTACTCCGTCAGAATCTTTGATCTTCGCATCAATATCTGCAATTTTGGTTTCCAAGTCTGTTTTCGCAAGTTCCTGTTCTGCAACATCGATGTCAACCTTGGATTTCATGGCTTCGTCAATTCGGACTGGAATCTCTGCCTGCTTCTTCTTCCACTCGTTCAATGCTTTGGAGAATTTTGCTCTAATATCATCCGTAGACGGTGCTTTCTCCAATTCTGAAAGCAATGGCGCATACTTTGCGTCCGTCTGTGCCAACTCTACATCTGAAACCTCTGAAACAAGTTTCATCAGAATATCTCTCTGGTCTTTCCATTTCAAAGAAGAAAAATACTGCGGATTAGTCAGCATTTTGAACATTTCCTCGCTCTGTGCCAATTCCGAAACATAAGCCTTGAAATCCGCTTCACTCTTCGGATAGCCGTCAATCTCAAACGAATTAACATTCCCCTGCAATACTGCCGTATCGGTTCCACGCTTCTTAACCCAGTTCTGTTTCTGTGTCTTGGAAAGTTCAACTTCCTTTCCATCTACATCCAGAATGGAAGACACCTTGATTTCCACGTTATCAATGCGGTTTCCGTCCTTATCCAACGGTCGAACATTGAATTTTTCCTCTCCGGAACTGTTCTTGTTGAAAAGCAGCCATGTAAACGCATCAAAGATCGTTGTCTTTCCTACGGCATTCTGCCCGCTGATCTTCGTTTTCACAGAGAAATTCACGTCAAGCATATTGATGCCCTTGAAGTTCTCGATGTGAATACTCTTAATTGTTATTTTCATTTTTCCCCTCCTCAATCACATCACATTTGCTTACGGAAACCTCATAAGCCACTTTCTTCTCAAACTCCGTGTCAGAAATCTTCTTGTCGTATTCTCGGCTCTGGATTCTGCCAATCAACTTAACACGGGTCCCGATTTTAAATCCGCCTGCAAATCTTGCATTTCTTCCCCAGGCAATGCACGGAATGTAATCAGATTTCCCATAATCTCTGTTTACTGCAATCAGCATGTCTGTGATCTCGCGGTCAAGTGGTGTCTCTCTGTAATTCGGCTCTTTGCAAACATATCCATTGATCGTAATGCAATTCTTGTCAATATTCGCATCTTTTGAGTCAATCGCCTCGATGTCACAAACAAACACGGATAAGATCAACCGGCGTCTGGTACCTTCCTGTTTGTTGAATGATCGATAACTTCCAGAAACCCTTACCGCCATTCCTGAATATCTGTCCTCCATGTCAAACAGTCTTTCTGAAATGGTTAATGGGATCTCGTCTACGGCGCCACTCTTTCTTTTTACTCCAAGAGACATTTTGTAAAAATTCTCTCCGTATGATTCATACATAAACTCCGGCTCTGAAATAATCACGCCCGCCAGTTCCACTTTGTTGTTTTCCATTGTTTCTTTATTCATATTTGAAATTCTCCTCGTATTATAATGTAGTAGTGTTTATAGACCCTCTCCAAAGTCTGATTCCGCTTCTTCATGAAGTCTTTCAAGTTCAACCGTCCTGTTCATTATGCTTTTGGCATATTCAGTGCGATTCTCGTATGTTCTGGTCAACGCATCTGATTTTCCACTATAGATCATAAGGACTGTGCTCATGTCTCCCTCATATTTTTCAAACAACTCCGCCAAATAATCGCATCCAACGAGAATATTCCCATACGGATCATAGAGATCTTCTACTCCAAGACGTTCCATCCGGTCTCTGTGATATTTTTCATAAATTTGCATGAGACCTTTGCATCCACCATTCTCCACATCGGCTTGTCCACTGCTTTCATGCTCGATAATCGCCATTACCATTTCCGGGCAAATATGATATTCGTTTGAAATCCCCTTTATATAAGGAAGATACTCATTTGAAATCCATGTATCGCTCGGTTCCGTTGCTGTCGTATGTAATGTAGGTAATACCATCGTCAGTGTCATCACCATCAACATAATAATCATGATCTTCGACAATCTCTTCCGCATCCTGCCATCCTCCTTCAATTCTTGATCCGGCATACAATAAGAGTAAGCTGATTATGGTCGGTACCGCTACAATAGGATTTTCCGCTGCATCCGCACACATACAAAGAAAAAAGATCGCAGCGCCTACAAATTCAATCACCATTGCCAACTTCTTCATACGCACTTCACTCCCGCCACTTATAAGAATCACTTTCAATTTCCTGCCCGTTCAAGGACACAAAATCTGTTATTACCGCAATAAATTCTGAATTGGTTGGCTTCCCCTTTTTCGTCGAAACCGTATAACCAAAAATCTCATTGATCGCATTCACATTGCCATTTATCCATGTGACCTCTATTAAGTTCCGGATGTTTCTTTCTACTTTGGATGCGGTAGTTCCGTTCTCTTCTGCGATTTTTGCATAAATTTCCTTCATAACACATCTAAGCGCATCCCTGTCGTCCAGACATTTCTCTATCGCTCTAATTGTGTATGTGTATCCTTTGAGCGAATGGCTTGCGCCGATCTGATCTAATGTTTTTCTTAAAGCAATATTCGTTTGTTTATCCATGAATTCCTCCTGTTAATCTTTCCAATTTCATATTTTTGTTGGAAACTACCAGTTTGCCATGCTATTCTTCATCAGCGCAACCTCTTTCCAAGAACTTGTTGACGAAGTATATCTGACCTTTTCCTGTTACCTTGGTTGTCCGAGTAATTCTTACTGATCCATCCGGATTCTGCACGTTGCTTTCCTTTACCTCGAACAACCCCTGTTCAACATATCTCTGCTGTGGCATATTCTTCGATGAACCACATTTAATAAGGAAGTTATTCTCACGCAACCACTCAAACAACCGCTTCTGCCCTATCTGATAGCCGTTCTGGCAGATCAGCTTTGCCAAGTCTCCGATAAGAATTGATGTGTGGCTTGTTGCTACAGCATCAGCAAAGATTTCTTTCGGTTTCATCCTCTGATTTTCAGCAATCAGCCTTGTGTTGTTTTCCTTAAGGCTGTTGATTTTCTCGTCAGCCATCTTTAACGCTCTGGCAAATACCTGCTCTGGTGTGTTCCACGCCTTTTCCAAGTCGATAAGGTACTGGCGTACTGCTTTACCCTCTGGTGTTCTCTGAATCATGCAAATCTGCTTTGCCATGTCTACAGAAATATCAGCATCCTTTGATGGTCTACCGCCCTTTTCGGAGGTTTCGCTCAATTTTGAGCAAAAGTCTTTACCCTCTTCAAAGCCATATTCACACATTCTCGGGAACCAATCTTTGAATGCGGTTTTAATATGTAGCTGCTCGTGCAGTTCTCTTGCCGATACTGTCTGTGTATCAAAATTGACTTTCACTAACTCGTCCATTCCATCCAACTCCTTTCCGTGTTATAATCCTCCATAAGGAGGTGGTAACCATTAACAAATGTCCACTTAACGATTTTAGAGATTGCATCCGCAATTGTGCTTGGTATGTTTCCAGTTCTGATTGTTGTGCTGTTCATAAATTAAGTAATTTAAAAAGCATTAAAAATCTTTCAGAGCTAAAATCTATCGAAAGAAACATATCTAGCATCGAATCAATACTCAATCGGCATCAATCCTAATAATCGTTTCAGCGATACGGTCGATTTCGCCTGCAATGCGAATTTTTGTTTCCGTATCTGATGTTTTCTTACTTTCCTCTGCCAGCGTTTCGATTTGCTGGTAGAGGGTATCTTTTAATTCTTCAATGCTATGCAACATTCTTCTCCTTTCTATGTTATAATTCCCTTATCATCAAATAAGGGAGGTGTAATTTTGAACGATGAATATGTATCTGCCTACGCTATTGCTAAAATCTGTGGATATAACGGTTCTTTCAATGATTTCAAAATCAAGTACGACCAATACTACGAAGAAATCAATGAAGAAATTTCGGAAGAAGAACCAACTTTAGAAAAAGTATCTGCATCTACTAATCCTTTCCGTAGGCACAGCCCGTTCTAAAATATTTTGCTAACGGAGCAACGGCGTTGAGAACATTGATAGACAATATAATGTTTGTCTCATCAATTTTCTTTTCGCCATTAAGAATTTTGCTGTAATCGTCCAAAACATCAAATGCGACATGCTGCGCCATTTCTTCAATGTCAATATATCTTCCGTCTTTACGCTCAACAATCGTTGCTTTTCCAGATGAATCCAAAACAGAATATCTTGATTTTTCCAATGTTTTTACATCTCCTTTCTAGTAACTTTTTAAGTTACTTTCTTTGCAAAAAAAATATCCATTGGATTTTGGATGTGAAGGTTATCAATCATAACCTGAATTTCGTCGCTTCCAAAAACGCCCTTACTCATTCTCATATAAAATGTTTTTGGCGTAACTCCAATCATTTCCGCAACATCAGCCTGTGTTTTGCCATTTTCAGCAATAACGCCGCGAAGTTTGTTTGTATCAACCATCTGACTACTCCTTTCTAACTTCGTAACTTTTGAAGTTACTTTTATTATATTCCATTTTGGTAACTTGTCAAGTTATTTTTTTCTTGACGAGTAACTCTTTTGTGTTATAATAAAGTTACCAATAGGAAAGGAGGAAAACTCAAATGACAATCGGAGATAGGATAAAAAAGCAGAGAGAGCTTTTAGGTATTTCACAAGTAGAGCTTGCAGAGAAAATAAAAGTTTCAAAGCAAACACTATATAAATATGAAAACAACATTATTACTAATATTCCAAGTGATAAAATAGAAATTATTGGGAAAGTTCTTGAAGTTTCTCCATCTTATTTAATGGGTTGGGAAGATAATTTAGAAAACGCACCAGATATTCTTCCAGACCTTATGTCAGATAGTGAATTGCTGGATAACTTAAAAATGCTAATGAAACTTAGCAAAGAACATAGACAGACTATATTTGACAATATAACCTATTGGCATGAAAAAGAGGGGCACTAAATGCCCCACTTTTTTTTGAATGAAAGTATTGTGTTATATAAAAATTTCAAAAATCGCTCGTTGTCGCACTTAACGACCATTTCAGTTATTTTTTCCTTGTAAAACGCTGTTTCCTCATTGCACTCATTTTCCCCCATCTTATTCTCCTCCAATCTCTGCAACCGATAATGTTAATGTCATTATAGAACGTATGTTCTTTGCAGTCAACCCCACACAAAAAAATTACCATTATTTGCCAGTAACATTTGAGAGGGCAATGAATCGCCAAACATCGCCCTCTCTCCAGAACTTGAAGTGCCCTTATCGGACAATTTTATTTTACAAATTTTGCCAGCATTATTCAAATCATTTCGATCGCAAGTTTCGACAGAAATCGTCTGATTTGTCACTTTGGGTCAATAAAAACGTCTAGGTTTTGAATAAGTATAAAACACTGCTTATGCAGGTTTGTGCCAAACATGTTTAGACTCCAATACTAAAGAAATGTACTTGCACACGAGTCGCCAACGTAGCTGCCCCTCTATTCTTCACAGCCATATTGTACCCCTCCATGTTGCCGGTAAAGTTTAACGAGTTACCCGAGCAATTTATTATATAAATATATCCGCCATTCTGATACTCGCTCGGGATTGCCTGGTAAAATTCTCCGCCCGCGGCCAATACGATCTCCTGTTCATACAACCCCACATACCGCATAGCCTTTGCCATTCTTGTATCCGTCTCCGTTTTCGTGTAATATCTATCATCATGATAATGCACGGCATTGGCTTTATTTTCGGATAAATATTTTCCCATCCGTGCAGATAAACAATCTGTACTGCTTGTAGATGTAAGATTATCCTGCACCGGTCGCCATGTATTCGCCGGTATTGTGGGTTTATTGCTTAAATCATCATAGCTACCTGAAAAAGCCACTGGCTTAAGATCAGACAGCCACTTTGCAATCTTACTAAATAGCGCAGACAACTTCTCGCCAGTGGTTATGTTGGCGCGCTCCGCCGCCGCCGAAAAAGCCACCGTCGTGTCCGAAGCATCCCCCTCCTCGGCTACTGCCCCAACATCCGCCGCCGACAGACTTACGTTTCCACGGCGGTAGGCTGCCTCCTTTGCACCCTTGACCCCCGTCACCGGGGTACCGGCCAGAACATCCCACTTTCCGTCTGACGTTTTGTAGATATTCGCGCCGGCGGGAACTGCATTGCCGGAGCCCTCTTTAAAATCGTCCGTGGTCGTAAATTCATCCGAAATATTGTACATCCATCCTGCATTGACATCCGGAAGCGCCGGAAGATCTGCAAAAGCCACCGTGCCATGCGGCTGCAATCCACCTTTTAGTCCCTCTGATACGTCTTTTGCCTGCTGATAATAATATTTAGCATTATCAGAGTCCTCTCCCTCCCGGCTGCCGGTACCGCCAACGGCATAACTCTGTGCTTTGGTTGCACTATCTGCTGCAGATTCTGCTTTTCCGATAATTTCTGTTGCTTTCCGTGTGGCAATATCGGCTTTCTCACTAGCTGTAATTGCTGATTCACTGGCGGATGTTGCCTTTTCTGTCGCGGTCTGTGCTGATTCAACAGCTGCATCTCTGCTTGATTTTGCCACATTCTCAGATGCCTTTGCATTAGATTCTGACTGTGCCGCTGCCGCCGCACTTGTCTGTGCATTGCTTTTGGATGTTGCCGCCGCTGTCGCACTAGCCTGCGCCTCTGTTGCCGCACTTCTTGCATTATCCTCGGATGTTGCAGCATTGCTTGCGCTTGTCTGCGCCTTTGCAACCTCTACTTTGACCTTTGCCAGATAGTTTGGTTCCAGATGTTCTTCTTTGATGCTTCCCTCTTTCACGATTGCCGACACCTTACCATCCGTGCCAATGGTAAAAGCCACGGTATCCGTATCAAGAAACTCATACTGCGTAATCAGCGCCGACAGTTCTATGTACTGCTTTGTGCCATCGATCAGAGTAAGTACGATCTGCTCCGTGGTCGGATTGTAGTCAAAGTTTACCGCGATTTTCTCCATCTGCGTGTCAATGGTAAACTTTGAACCATTCTTTTTTGTGATCGTGATGATTCCGGTCGACTCCTCAAAGGTCACATCCGACACAAGAGTTGCTACCTCTGTTTTCGTGGCTTTTGTGGTATCCAGAGTAATCACACGGTCGTCAATGGTATCTGTGGCACTGTCCAGATTGTTGAGATTCGCTTCATTCAAAGGCGTAGCATCGCTCGGGTAATTCTCCCAGTTGATACGTTTATATGCTTTATTCATGATCCTCACTCTCCTTTTTAAGATTTTCCTGCATCTGCTCCCGCTCGGCGATAACGTGCCGGTTTGCTTCCGCTTCTACCTGGTGCAAAATATCCTTAAGTACCAGATGCTTAACCTCAATCGGAATATCAACACTTGCATTGATAAAATTGATAATGTCATTCTCAAACTCACGAATTTTTGCATTGACCATTTTCTCATTCTACTTTCTTTTTTAATTCTTCTAGTGCCTCTTGCTGTAACTGTACTGCAGCGATCAGATCAGCGATCAGTTCCGTTTTGTCAAGCGCATAATAGGTATTGCCATCCGGATCTGGATTCTCGGAGCAGATCGCCCAGTCTTCATCTCCAATCGCAGTCAGTACCTCCTGTGCAATCAGACCATGCCGGTAATGTCCCGCGGCGTCATAGTTATAAATAAAGCGGCACGGACGCAGAGACTGTATAAGCGCTGCGCTTTTTTCCCGATCAAGAGATTCTATACCGTGTTTTAGTCGCTTGTCCGAATAAGATTCCCACCCGTAGGATGAGATTCCTTTTCCGGTCGACAACATCTGTGCAATCGTATTGGCTGATGTATCACGCACTGCTACTGCCGAATAGCTGGCTGTGAGTTCCCTCGTATCTGCTACTGACTTCAATCCATCTGTTCCCATCTGCACAAGAGTGCCTTCCCGTTTCAATTCAACCAAGTTGTCCGTACTCTCTGTCGCGTCAATGTGCACATACCCGCCGGTCATCTCCACAGATCCCCTGAGTTCCAACAAATCAGCTCTAATCTTTAGTCCCTCTGCTGACTGGTTAATTTCCGAAACGACACTGTCTCGGGAAACTTTGCTTGTGATCCCCTCTGCATTAATTTGTATTGCCGCCGCAAGCTGTCCCTCTTTTTCTGTTGCCCGTTTTACCTCTGCAGTAATGCTTTCTGCTGTCTGGGTTATCTTTGATGATAATGTTCCCTCTGCATTTGTTGCCCGGTTGACCTCCGCAGTAATGCTACTCGCATTCTGGTTAATCCTTGATGATAAACCATCTGTGGTATTCTTTACTTCTGAACGGATTTCTGTGGCTGTCTGTGTGATCTGTGACTGCAAACCTTTTTCTACATCAACGATTGTCGATTTCGTCTCCTCAATTGAGCGTTCCAGAGTGTTGCTCTTGCCTTTCAGCTGCAATATGCTCCGCTGTATTCCGTTGACCTTACTTGTCCGGTACTCTTCCCCGTCCGCTTCCAGATCATCACGCAAAGCCTGTATGCCTTTCAGCGTGCGCTTTAGGATGTAAGTCTCGATCAGTTCATATTTTGTAGCCAGCCGTACCGCATCTCCGGCTTCAAGGCATGGATTTCCTTTGCAGTCAGCACTAAATGGTCTGTATATAATTCCTTTTATCTTTGATAACGTTTTTTCTCCAATTTCGTTTAATTCCTTTGTCCCTTTCCCATAAACAAGGAAATTTCCCTCGATCACATAAGTGTTTCCGCCATCACCTACAATCACTCCTATATCATTCTCTTTTTCACGAATTTGCAGTTTGTCAATCGTTCTGACAATATAATCTTCATATTGCGCTGAAATGTACTGGCTTTTACTTATGCTGGTGCTCTTTGGATTTCTAGGGTAAAGATCATCCGCCGGGTAAAGATCATCCGCCGGATAAAGCCCCTGCATCTCTTGAGTTAAGTACACATAGCGAAACTTTCCAACGCGTCCGATATTTCCCATACAACCGTTAATTTCAAGTATACAAAACAAAACCTCTTTTCCGCTTATGGCTTCGCCTATCGTGCTTTTCTCTGCGGTATCTGAACTTCCGCTACTTGATGCTTTCACTTCTACAGTTTTTTCAATAATCATTTCATCATTTACAAGAGATACTTCTTCCTGTTCCACTCCAAAATGATTAAAAAAGCTATCTCTGAATTGTTTGAGCGTTACCTTGCTATCTTTTTGTGGAAGTATCTGATTGTACCAATCAGTAACATCAGATGATAAAATATCATACAAAGCATCGTAAGCTACCACATCCCGGCACGTCCGATCTGCCGTAGGTGTGTCAGAATAAACCTTGTATCTTCCTATTTGGAATGGTTTATCTTCGTGACCATCAAGAGTCATCTTTGCAGTCAACCACTTTCCTTTCATTGGCAAGAATACATTGGACACTGTGAATTTAATCATCCCGGCTTCACATGCACCGAATGTTAATTCAGATTCCGAACACAAGCTTTCTGTCAATTCAAATTTTTCTTGGTGTAGTTCGGTGTTTGTGATATTGATTTTTCCATCATCAGATACGATGTTTAACTGTTTGTCTACGCTGTCCTTTAAAAACAGGTTTGAATATTGGTAATCAACCACCGTATACACCCCCTATAAATGCCAGCCTTGCAGAGTTGTAATGAATTTGACCTCCATAAGTCCCGTATATTGTAGGTTGAAAATCCGCCATGTAACCATACTGTGTTACATAATTATCATATTCCGGTATGTATGCCGTGATATAGCAGGCTCTTCCGGTTGCATTAGTAAACTGCTGACGGATTTTACTTATAATGGCATTAAATTCCGTGTTTGTAAGCATAGCCCGTGTTTCAAACTCAACTTTTAACGCCTTTAATTCCACGGCATTTCTATGCAGATAGCCGTTAGCGTCCGTATAATCGTCTAAGTCCTGCATATTGACATACGGGCTGTATGTCTCCGGTTTCATAAAAGACATTGGCACTGTGTAATTTCCAATCTTTAACAGCCATCCACTGTACGCCATGCGACCACCTCCAATCAAGTTGTCTTTTCAGATTTACAAATATGAACACCGTTATCATGACTTAAAAATAAGATTTCAGTTTTTCCGTCCGGCAGAATATCCGCCACGACGCAATTATTCGGATTTCCTATTGGTGTCCGGTTTTCCGAGCACTTACCCCAGTCTATTGGTTTATATTTTTTCATGGCTATTCTCCTAAAAATGGGTACAAAAATAGCACCTACCGTTTTTTGATAGGCGCTAAAATTATTCGTTTTAAATTTTATACTTCTGGTATTCCGCTTCGCAAGCATCCCTACACATCCCATGCAACATCATTATTCAATGATTTGGCGTGAAGAAATGCTCCTTTCTCCGTCCAAAGATACAGTTTATTCAAATTCCAACCTCTGTTGCATATTGGCATCGTCAATCTGTTCCTGCAAAAAATACGGCGTTTGATAAGCATTTATCACTTGCACTGCCTTATCACACTGGCTACGCTTGATGCTCTTGTAAGACCGAACCACAAAGTTGTATTTCAGATTAGCATACAGGTTGTTGTAAACCTTTTGGCGTAATCCACGATTGCTGTATGCGCTCGACTGTTTTCCTTCCATGATTGAAACGCCTTTCTTTCTGACAGCTTCCGTAATGCGGTCGGCTTCCACCGGAAGTATCGGTAAGTCCATCTTAAGACTTTCCAAATCCGCCTTGATTTCGTCGACCTCTGCTTTAAGCTCCGTGTGCCCCTGTGCAAGCAATGCAATCTTCCCGTCCGTGGTCTGAGGCATCATATATGTACCAGTCTTACGAATGGATGGGAGAACTTCGGATGTTACCCATTTCTTGAACTTCTTCGCACTTTCCAGTTTGCTGCCAAAAATGAGGGAGTACAGACCGCTTTCATTGATAACGGTTATATCCCTATTCTGACCCTGACTCACCATTTTGGTGAGTTGCTTATCCTCTTCGTCTACATGACGGTTAATATCTCTACTACCGTTTTGGTACCCCAGAATATCCGCTACGTCTTTTCCCACAAACCACGGCTCATTGTCAATAACTACTGTTCTAATATCTCCAAACTCTGGATTGTTAAAAATCTGAATATTGTTCATCAGCAAATCCCCCATTTCTGCTTAAATGAAATAATTGTGTTCAAAATAAACTGCAAAAATTTTTCGTCCTGTATGTTCTGAATTTCCGTTATCAGCTGTTCTTTCATCTCGCACCGCCTTTCTTTTCGGATGCAAGGTTACTTGTAAAAATCCACACACATTTTAAAAAGTGTTCGCTGAGTACATTCAGATTTTTGGTAATTTCTTCAATATACATTTCTCTCATAGATTTTACCTTCCTTTCGTTTGCTGTTTGACAACCATTCCAAAAAGCGGTATAATCCATGTATCAACCGCTTTTGGTGGCTGTAAGTGTAAGAGTAACCGTTACTTGTCTAGGGCTTCGGTTGCTCTTATTTCGTTATAGACCTTATCAATCCCCTTCATTACTACATCATATTGCGTCATTCCGGTCTTTTCACAGCAATATAGAAGTTTTTCTCTATCTTCTTCTGTTGCTCTTACTTTTATAATGTTATTTTTGGGATTATCTGTCGGTCTTCCTGTTCTTGGTGACACTGTTTCATCTCCTTTCTTTTGTGTACACATAAATGTTAATATATGAGTACACAAAAGTCAATACCCTTTTGAAATATTTTTCAAAAAAAGAAGCGCATCTCTGCGCTTCCTCTTATATTTTCTGTATTGTTGCATTTTCCACCAATAAGTAATTACCATCTTCCATTAGCGATAAATGATAATCTTCTTCAAAGTATTCATAGGTTAATTCCATTTCCTCTTCTTTAAAATCTTTATAGCTTTTGTAAAGAGTAACGCAACCTTTTTGACCGTTTTTTGCAGTAAAAACATAACCGCCCAATGGTAAATCTCTACCAACAAGATATCCTCCAGATGGATAAATCCCTTTTTCTTTGTCGTACATACATTCTTCTCCTTTAGTTTATTATTCTATTTATCTGCTCTTCCAGTAAAATATACCTCTGCATAATCGTATTTTCCATAACAATCAAGCTGCCCCGAAATAGTTTTCCCAGGTTTAATCTCATTGTCTGAATCTGTAATATATGTGCTGTTATAATTTACCACATTATTATTACTGTCAAAAAATATTGCATACACGCTTACAAAAAGTGCCGGATTTTCGCTGTTATTGGTCACGGATACAGTCACGTTTTCATCATTAAATGTCTGTTCAACGGATAAATCATTTACAACCGGTTTATAATATGGGTTTTCGTCATAATCTAAGGTATAATCCACCTTGTCAATTCCGGACACACTATCAAAATAGAAAACACCAATAGATGTTTCCCCTGCTCCCAATACATCAATGCTCATGTCGGCGGCTCCTATTGAATTCCCACTTGAATCTTTGGCTATAGCGTTCCCAGAAATTGCGACATTCGTGTTTGAATTATTTGTTACAATCAAAAAATCTAATGTGTCTCCTATTGTGTTTTCGTACAGATACTCTTTTACCAAAAAATCAGAATCAGAAACTTCTTCTCTTGTCGCTTCCTTGTTATCTACCGTACTAATAGAAGAAACTTTTTTATTTTGCTCGGTAGAATCAGCAACTGCATCGTTGTTTTCTCCGTTTCCGCCAAATGTGGCAATCAACAGGATTATAACTATAACCACCGCAACAAACCACTTTGTTGCCCCACCCTGCTTTTTTTTGCAATTAGGGCAAATTTTTGCTTTAGCTGGAATCTCCGTCTGACAGTATTTGCATAATTTTGTTTCACTTTTTTCATTCATAGCTTTTCCTCCCACCACTTGTAATAAAATAATTCTAGCACAAGTGGCGGTATTTGTCATTAAAATATTGGAACTGGATTTCTCTGTGTTCTTCTTGCTTCACTCTTCCATTGCTTAACTGTACTGTCATATATTACCTTGCCGTCTAATTCAACTTTAATTCCGCTGTTTTCACTTGTATTCTGTGCGATTTGTGACAGATATGGTGTCAATGCTTCTGATACTGCGCTTTTTACTCCTGCTTTAATTCCTTCTACAATTTGGCTGTTATTCGCAACTGCTGTATTCCCGTTGCTAAACTGCCCGACCATTTCTCCGTGGTTTGCAAAAAATAAGCCATCTTCCGGGAAACCTCCTGTTGAAAACCTTTGTATTCTATTTAGCTGTACTGTAGGTACTAAGTCTACACCGCCCCAGTCAGCATCTGCCACTTTTGCTGCCCACGATACAACTTTGTTGAATCCTCCTATTATCTTATTTATCCCACCAACAATAAAGTTTATAGCACTTTCTATTCCGCCAATTACCGCATTCATAGCGTTTACCATTCCAGATTTTACACCAGACCACAAACCTTCAAAAACTCCAAGCAATGGTTGAACAACATTTGTATTAAACCAATTTGAAACAACATTCCAAACTGATTTTATATTGTTCCATAAATTTGTAAAAAATCCTCCTACTTTTTCACATACACTTTCAAATCTTTGTCTAACAGGTGTTATTACATTTTGATTAAACCAATCAGAAACAGAACTCCATACAGACTTAACATTTTCCCATAGTTGTTTAAAAAATCCAGATACTTTTTCCCAAAGTCCTTGGAAAAAGTTTACAACAGGCGTTATTACATTGTCATTGAACCATCCAGAAACAGTTATCCAAATCGCTTGAACAATTATCCAGAGACCTTCAAAAATTTGTTTTACTCTTGTCTTGAAACCTTGGAAAAAATTTACTATTGGTTCTATAACTGTTGTACTAAACCATGTAGAAGCATTTTGCCATACAGTACTTACCGTTTTCCAAAGCCCTGACATTGTATTTGATATTGGAGTAAATATTTTTTTATTAACCCAATCTGAAACACCAGAAAACCAGCTTTTTATTGTTTCCCAGTTATCATGCACTAAAACAACAACCGTTCCAACAGCGGCAACTATGGCTGCAACTAAAGCCGCCGGTGCTGCGGCAACTCCAAGAATAACAGCTCCTACTGCTGCCAAGGCAGTTCCTACAAGCATTAATATTTCATTTAACCAACTAAATCCTTCTTTCATCATTTTTACAAAGTTAGTTACTGCTAAAATTGCTCCTCCAACAGTTGATACTATACCTGCAAGAGTTGTTCCAATTGTACCAAAAGCGGCTGTCATAGATTCGTTCAGGCTAAGACCGCTCATAAGATTTGGAATTAATATTTTGCCAACGCTTTCTCCAAATTTTCCTATTCCTCTTTTAAAAACTCCAACAAGTGCAGTTCCTATCCCAGTTCCTTTTTCTGCGCCTAAAGCCACTACTATTGCATCTTTTACTTTCCCAGCAATAAATTTTCCTATAGTATTTAGAAGATTTGCTTCGATTATTGTCTTTGCAATTTTTTTAATGGTTAATGCTCCAATTACAATTGCTACTGTTTCTACATTAAGATTTGACAGGAAATCCTTTGCACCATTCCAAACATCAGACCACTTGATATTTTCTATCATGGTTTTAATTGTCTTGTAAACTCCCTGTACCCAAGTATTTATATCTTCTGCAAGTGCTTTAAAATCAAATGTTTTGAAGAATTTATTTATTCCCTCTGCCAGTGATTTTCCAAAGTTTGACCAATCAAATGTCTGACCAAAGGAAAGTGTGGCATAAATTGCCGTGTTCAGTGCCCCTGCAATCGTCTTACCAACATTTCCAAACAGTCTCGGATTGATAAGACCATTAAGGAAATCTGCCAAGCCTTTGCCGAAGTTTCTTGCCTTGGAATAAATTCTATCCCAGTCAATAGATTCCATGGCATCTGATAGCGCATCGCTGATATATGCCCCAAGTTCCCGCAAACTTCTGATCTGACTTTCATAGTCCTTGAAAATAGTATCTACCTGTACCAGCCCACCGGACGCACCACCGCCGGATGCACCACCACCGCCGGAACCACCAGAACCAGATCCGCTTGAATTATCCGGAGTGGTAATCAGATTCAGTTCGTCAAAGGCTCTTAAGCCCTTATTCATCTTTTCAACGTTCTTCGCTGCCTGTCCCGTGCTGTCTGCTATATCAGCCGCGCTCCCTGCTGCATCAGACCAATCATCTGCCAAACCACCGGCAGAAATCTCAAATTTCCATCCGAAGATTGATCCTAACGCATTGGTTACTGTCGTTGCAAAAGCAATAACTTTCTGCATGACTGCATTAAGAGTTCTTACAAACGGTTTAAAAGCGTTAATAAGTGCGCCACCGATAATAGCCGCAAGCTGTTCAAATGACTGCTTAAGTATTCTTATCTGGTTTGCCCATGTGTCTGATGTTCTCGCAAAGTCTCCTTGCGCCGCGGCTGTATTTGCCATGACATACTGATACCGAAGCATAGTTTTTTCTGCCTGTGTCATAGACGAAATGTCGGCATCTAGTCCCTGTTTCATAGCCCACTCTTTAAGAGTAGCCTGTGTGAGGTCAAGACCGTATTTTCTTAAAGGCTCTGTCTCCCCGGTAAATACTGCCTGCAGGTTCCTTGCAACATCAGACTGTTCCATATTATAGAAAGAAGCCATATCCGCGGTAAGCTTTGTAAGCTGTAGCGACATGTCAGCCATCTTTCCTTGTGAAAATCCCATGGCTGTACCCATAGCTTGGAATCGGCTTGCCACCTGTTTAGCGGTCAACTCTGACATGCCAAAATCCTGTATGGATGTTTTTGAAAAGTCCTGTATCAGCTTCTCATAATTGCCGAACGTGGTACGTACAACGTTCTCAACCTCTGTCAAAGAAGATGATATGTCGATAGCATCCTTGATCTTTGAAAAAGCACGAAACAACAGCCAGTATGATGCGTACAGCTTTCCCAACGCTGCAGCAAGGCTAAAGCTGCTACTCTTCGCCTTGTTCGCAGATCCACTAAAAATGTTCAAACTTTTTCCGAGAGATGTTGCTGCTCTACCGGATGATGCTCCTGTTTTTGCCAAATTGGCAAGTGCTTCTGTCATCCGGATGATGTTTGCGCTTACGTTAGGCGCTTTTGAAAGCGTCTCAAACAGGTATTTAAGGTTATCTGCAAGCAAAGGTATGTTGTTTACTGCTCTGCCGCTCGCAACGCTTCCTAACCTTGATATAGACGTCACAAGGCTACTCATGTTTGTCATATCAAATTTCAGTTCGCCGATTTTATTCATCTGGCGCACAAAATTCTGTAGTTGCGCTGATATTTGCGGCAAATTGGCTGTCGCCTGTGTAGAAATCTTACCACCAAGTCTGCTGATACTTCCTATCAGATTGGTCAAACCTGTTGTATCAAAGTTAAGCGCCCCTACGCTGTTCATTCCTTTGACAAAGTAAGCCAAATCGTCCTTAATCTTTACCAGATTATCAGTACCAACCGTGGCAAGTTTTCCGCCCATTTTTGATAATGCCGAAGCCGTATTTAAAATACCGCTGGCATCAATCATTTTCGTATCTTTCATTCCTGCAGCAAGATTTTTCATTGCCGCAGATATACCATAGAAAGATGATGTGTCTACATTTGAGAATTTGCTTAATGCGGTGGCAAGTGATGTAATCTCTTTTGATTTTGCACCCTTAAACCCTGTTGCCGCGTCAGACATGCTTCTAATTCCAGATGCTATGTTTGAAAGTTTACTGGTATCAAATGATAGACTTTTCCCAAGACTATCCAAACTTGATGCAAGTTTATCAATTGAATCACTCGCTTTTGCAGAATCAGCCTTAATTTTTATCTGTAATTCATCAATATCTGCCATGACCGCACCAACTTTCTACGCATAATAAAAAGACGGTAGGCTGTGACACCTTACCGTCCTTGATTTTTTACTGAATCAAAATTTTCTGCCCTACATAAATTTTGTTTGGGTTCTTGATCCCGTTATCTTTCTGCAATTTTGCAACCGTTACATTGTTTTCTTTTGCGATCTTTGAAAGCGTATCTCCGCGTCGTACCGTATACGTTATCTTTTTATCTTTAGACTGCACAGAAGCATCCGTTGATCGAATATCTCCATCGTTGCACCAGCCTACCGCAACTCCATTCTTTGAAAAGCAATATGGATTGTGCGTGCCCGCCTTGATTCGTGTAATCGTTCCGGAAGCATACTTGATGATCGCATCTCCAATACCAGCCGTGGAAGATTTGTAGTAAGAAGAAACCGTGATTTCCTCTCCAACCTTATGAAGTGTATTTTCTGGCTCTGGCATGACATTTACCGTGTCTACCGCTACATACAGTTCATTCAGATCGACGCATCCGGAAACACCGGCTACAAATCCCTTTGAACTGTACTGCCATCCGTAAAGTTCATGAAGAATATCAGGCTTCTTGTCTTCCGGTGCGTCCGCCGTAATCATCATAGGCGTACTGGACGGGTATCTTGCAACCCAAAACGGGCAATCAATATGCTCAAGATATGGCTTGATATAGCTGTTGTAAAAAGACAGACCCGTGTATACACCAAATTTGCACCCTGCGGCTTCAATGATCTTCTGATATTCATTGATAATAGAGACAATCTTATCGCCAATATTCTGCTGGCACTTATCCTCTACATCCAGCCACACCATCACATTTCTTCCGGAAAGAACTTCGATCACTCTTTGCGCATCGATCTGTGCCTTTTCTGCGTTGGTTGCGTAGCTGTAATTATATACGCCCTGCACTGGAACGCCAGCTTCTGTTGCTCCTGTCCAGTTTGCTTCAAAATACTTGTCCGTCTGCAAATCTTTTCTGATTACTTTCAAAATGGCAAATTCAACGCCGTTCTCTGCTACTTTTGACCAGTTAATATTTCCATTGTAACCGGAAACATCAATACCTTTAATTTTCATGTGGCACCTCTTCTTTCTTTGGGTGGCTCAACTCATAATTTGATTGCATAATTTTGAGTTTTGCCACAAATAATTCTCTTTGTTTCTGAATTTCCTCTTCTGTCATTTCAGAATCGTTTAACAAACTATGCTCTGTGATAGGCTTGTCTACATACTTTGATTTAGCTTTTTTACCAGCAAGGCAATGTTCTACTGCCACCGATACCGCAGACAATCCGTATGTTCCAAACCACATCCACATCTCATTGTCTCTTTGCTTTTTATCTAAGTTGTAAGCATCCGCATAAGGCTGTAAATCAGCCGGGCAGGACGCGTCTATATCACACACGGTAAATCCATACCCTTTAGTGACTAAAAGCCAGAATGGACGGATTTCCGTGCAATATGTTCCCCATGTAAGTTCTCTCTGTTCTTCTACTTTTTCCTGGTAGTTTTCTTCTCCACTTCTTTCTGCTCTGCTTTGAGCAGTTTTGATAAAAAACCGTTTTCAAGTAACTCTGCTAAAAGTGCATTGTAAAGTGCCTGAACATCTGCATCTTCTCCGTCAAAGTAATCATCCAGCATGGCATATACTTTTCCAAGCTGCTGTTCCTTTTCTTCTTCATTGTCCGGGTTATAGCCAAGCTCTTCTTTATGGAACTTCTGCGCTCCAACAAGAATTAACTCTGGCAGAAATAAAAGGATTTCGTCAACCGCTTCCATATCTTCCATCTGGTTTAATTTTGCTACTTTCTTGATAATTCCGCTTTTCACGGTTGCTTCATATCCAAACTTAATCTGTAATTCTTTCTCTCCGAATTTTAATTTTGTCATATTCTTTCCCTTTCTCCCTCTCATATAGGGAAAGGGCAGTCCGAAGACCGCCCTATTCTTTTAAACTGTTCCCTCAAGTTCCGATTCGGTTGTCTGGTTATCGTCAGCCGATCCAACCGAACTATTCGACTGACGTGTTATTCCCCCGGTGTAAAAGCTACAGCGGTGTCCATGCCCTTGTATTCTTCAATAGTAAGATTCATTTCAACCGTCAAAAGTTCGTTCTGACCAATCTCTGGCTGTGGAATCTGTTCCGGCGGCTGCGCAATGACAAAAAATGCGTCGGTAAATCCCGGGATAATAGTTTCAAACCACATTCTTTTCCCGCCTGAAAGTGCCTTATACGCCGTGATAAGCGTTTCCCACTCTTCCTTCGTGGCATCCGTAAGGTTTACCGTGATAGGGAAAGAGCCACCGGTATCTGCGCGACCCTTTACATATCTGGTAATTGCATCCTCTAAAGCGGATGCGTCAATCTGTTCCGGCTCAATGTTAATACCGCCGATTGCGTTAATTCTTGTAAGCTGTTTAAACGATGTAGGCTTTGTTCCGGCTGTCGCTTCTGTGCCATAGCCAAACGTAATTCCTAACGTAGACAATCCTGCTTCTGCCATTTTTACCTCTCTTTCTACCGCCAAATAATGCGGTTATCAGACGCATCTCTTTGCGTCCGGTGCATAAAAAATAGAGCCTTTCGGCTCTTTTACATCAATCTGTCGTTGGCTCCAATTATTCGCCGGAACCTTGCAACACTTCTAAATTTTTTCTCGCTGTCGTTTTTAAACTCCGGCATTGCTGTAATTTGAAATCGCATCTGCTTAAAGGCATCAGCTAAAATAGCCATGATTCCTTTTGCATCACTCTGCTTTGTGTTTGTAATGACGTCAACCTGTATTGTTTCCTGCACCGCATTTACGGATGTGCCCTCTAAATCTGCCCCACGTTCAAGCCCCGGCATCTCATGGATGTAAATAGTCGGGAAAACAGGTGCTTTATCAAGGTTCTTTTCAACCGTTGTAAATGCAGTGTCAAAATTCATGCTTTTGTATTTCTTCTTGAGTTTTGGTTTTGCAATCGTTACAACATTGGAAAAAATGTTTGTTTCAAGGTCAAATACCCACTGGTTGCCTGCCATTATCCGAACACCTCCTTCGCTGTCTGTGTTACAATCTGCCGCAACTCATTTGCGGTCAGATACATAAATGGTCGGCTTGGCATTCCCTCTGTAAACCACCAATCGCCATTGTTGTCCTGATAAAACCATCCATATCTTCTATCTGAAATCTGATGGATAGTTTTTCCACTTGCGTACTGCCACGAAACACCCTCCGGCAGTTTTCCAGGATAAGGACTTTGCTGTCCCACAATTCCGGTTCCAAACTCAACAAATGCGGCATGGTCTGTACCGGCTATTACCGCCCATATCCCGCCGCCCTTAGTGCTTCCTTCATATTCCGCGTGAACACTTGAAATCAGTTCCGATGTAAATATTGCGTCAAGGTCAGCAATTTGCACTCTAGCAATCTCTACGCCCTTTTCCGCGAGTTTTTCTGCCAATAGCTGGCATTTATATGTCAAGCTGTTTTTATAGGCTCTAAGCTCTCGTATGGCGTTCTGAATAGACTTTTCAGACAGGCTCATTGTGATTACTTTCTTTCCCATGCCGCACCTACTTCACATTTTTTTGCAATAAGAACAAATCAACCGTCAATCCCTCGTCTGCGACACCTTTTACGATGTAATCAGCCGAATTTTCATCAACGATTGTATCCTCTTCATCTTTGTACTTTACATCTGAACGTTTCCATACCAAAGAGCCGACGCTCAACGGAAGTTTTCCTTTGTCCTCGACAATCTGAACAAAGTTTGTTGAATTGTCAACGCCAAACTCTTTTATAAGTGCTTCACTCAACTTATTGCTGATTGAAGAATAAAAAACCACAGGCTTCTCATAACCTGTGGTATACTCTCCGGTTGTTTTCGGTATTTTGTTTCCATCTTCATCGAGATAATAAATTACGTTTCCATCCGAATCAGTATATGAAGAATATTCGATGTTTCCATCCTCGTCCGTCACATACACCGGAACCTTTCCGCTCTGTAGCGAATAATTCATTTTTTGCTTGTTAATTTCAAGCATTTCACTTCACATCCTTGCCGAACCGCTTCCACAACTCAGAAAGCTTTTCCCATCCATACATCGCGACAAACGCAACAATAAATCCTGCAATAATAGCCGCCAAGATCATATACCATAAAATTGTTGTCTGTATGTACTGCATGTATGCCACAAACGCAGCGACCGTGATACCGATGGAAAGAACAAATACCAAGATGTCCGTCGGAACCTTAGAAAATACGCCTACACCTTTGATTACCTGTGTTACCACAGACACAACAAATGCCAGCGCACCAATAATCGCCAGAATAATTGTCATGTTAGCAATTACCGCCTGTATAATATCCATGATTAAACCTCCTTTTCATCATTAAGACGGGTTTCTATTCCGTCAATTCTGTGATGAGCCGATTTCACACTTTCCTCCACCTTTATGATCCTGTTGTCATGAGAATTGATTTCTTTTCGCATCTCGGAAACTTCATTTTTGATCTCGGTCGTGTTGTTTGAAATGGCATCCAACTTCATGTTAATGCGTGTGTTCTCCCTCACGCGCTCTTCAAGTTCCGTGTTGTCTGTTCTTTTATTGCTCTTCAAGCCCATAAAGACGGAAAAACCAAGCGACAGCACGCTTATAATGATTGCTGTTGATATTTCAATCGTCAAATCATATACCGCCTTTCATTTTTTATGGCACACCGCCCACCACCGCTCAATGTGTGCCGCCTGCTACGTTTTGTCGACGCCGGCAAAACGTAACGCACAATCTTCTAAAAAACTGATAATTGCTTTGCAAAAACCAGATTCCTTTTCTACTCATGGCAGATAGGTCACAAAGATTTTACAAACGGGAATACCCCTACGAACAAGCTTTCCCTGTCTTTCCAGCTACGGCTTACGCCGTTTTCTGAATAACTTGCCATATAGGCTTCTCCTGCCTGTGAATGGTCGTACACGGCTAAATTGACGATTACATCCTCAAACTGTTTCAAGTCTTCGGATATTTTTTCATCTGTGTAGCTTTCCGGGTAATTCCGCTTGCTTACCACTTCATTTCTTGCCTGCTTGATAAGCTGTTCAATGTAAGGATTATCTTCTTTCTGGTCGAACACGACAACATCAGAAGTAACACCATCTTCATCCGTAACGGTTTCAATATGAAATTGTTTCAGTCTGATTTTGACCTGCTCTAATGTTGTATATTCGTCCATTCTTCCCTACCTATAATCCGAACTGCTCGATCAAAATGCGTTTCAGTTCTGCCCCACTGATCTGATCTGCTTCCTCGATCCCATGTTCAGAGGCAAGTGCCTGTAAATCAGCAGTGCTCATTCTGTTAATCTCTGTCTTGGTGTAACCGCCGGAAGATTTCTCTCCCGGAAAAATGTCCGGGATTTCTTCTCCTGCTTTGAACCATTTTCCATTGCGCTTTACCGTGTATTCAGCAACCATATAGCACCTCCTACGCAACTTTCATGACAACAACGCTGTCCATGCCCTCAAAAGTAGGCAATCCAATCATTGACACAATGCAATGGGTGTTGATTGGATGATTTGTTGCGTATGTATATACCGAAATGCCGGTTTCTACAATAGAAAGGTTTCCGTCTGTTAAACTTCCGCTTCTCTCTTCCGGTGTCTTTCCAAAGACATAATCTCCAAGGTACACACCGGATGCCTGCGCTGAAATAACTCCTGTAGGAATAAAATATTTGGTAGCACCGTCTGCAGGGTCGATGTAAAGTTTGTCGTAAACTTCAATCTCGATGCCGTATCCTCTAAGATACTCTGTAACCTGCCCCTGCTGTAAGCGAATACCGCCATTGTAAGCAGTAATTCCAAGTACCTGTTTCTTCGTGTCCTCCGCCTTAAGAACCATTTCCCATGTTTCTGTATTCATGCTAAAACGTGCAAGGGAATATCCGGTTTTCTTTGCAAACTCACGTTTAATCTCGATAAGGTCGTCAAGTGGCGTTGCTGTTTCTGGTGCAGACCATTTATCGGTATCGCTTCCGGAAATATCCTTGTAATGATCTCTCTTGTGCGCCACTCCATTGTCCGAAGTATAATCCACATAGTAGCTCTTTCCGCCAATTGTTACCTGTACTCTTGGAATACCATCAGATGGTGCTAACAACTGCCAAATCTGGCGTTCCGGCACTACTCTTGCCCCTTCAATAAGCATCATCGGTTTTTTGCTGATTTCTCTAAGCACCTGGTTTGCCATGTTGGAATTTTCTGCCGACTGGTAATTTGCATACTCCTGCTCTTCACGCTCTGTTACCATGTAAGACTCACGGTAGAAAGGCATCTCGTTCTGAATGTCCGAAAATCCACCAACGTCTCTTAACTCTGCCTGCGCATCAAAATTGGATGCCTTTAAGGATACCGGGAGACCGTTTTTCCCTTTGATAAATCTAAGCTCAAGGCTGTCCTGTTTTCTGGTTCCAAATTTCTGTCTACCTAAGTAAGGCGCAGAACCAAGCGTTTTTTCATAATTATTCCACATAACCCCAAGGCTTCTTGCGGTAAATGCTTCTGCTAATGGTAATGCCATTCTCTAATACCTCCATTTCTTAATCAAAAAAAGTGACACGCGGTGTTGCTGCTTTTGCAGTTTCTTCCACGGTCACTCCGTTCGCTGTTACCTTTGCGCTGTCAATAGAACCCTGATATACATAAGTTCCCGGCGCATCTCCCATTGTTACGTCAACATCTTCCAGAAGATATCCTTTGCAAGATGCATCATTGCTAGGAAATGGTGTTCCTGCCTTTGCAATTTTCTTTCCGTTCTCATCTGCACTTGTTACCATTGTCTGCGGAACGATGCACGCCGCACCCTCATAAGGAAAGAATTTTAAAATTCCTTTACTCTGTGTAAAGTCTCTTTCAATCGGTTTTCCCATAATTTACCTCCTATAAAACATAATGGTCTTTGGCTTCTGCATTTTTTGCCGGTTCGCCAAAGCTGATACTTTCGGCATTTTCAACATCTGCCGTTTTTTTATTCTCTCCACCTGCAGCACCGCCGCCCGGATTTTCAGAATTATTTGCGATCTCCTGTTCCTTTGCCTGCGCTGCCGCGGTTTCCTTTTCGGCTGTAATCTTTCCAAGAGCGTCATAATCAAGGCTTCCATTATCCTTGACAACGGATTTTGCCTGCTCTGCATTGATTTTTAACTTTTCCATCAATGCTTCGCGCTGATCTCTGATGTCGTTTTTTTTCTGCATATCTGCAATCTGCTGATTTACTGTCTCTAACGCCTTGTTTGCTTTTTCAAGTTCCGTGAGGTTTCCTGCTTCCATTCCATCCAGCTTTTTCTGCAACTTATCTGCGCTGTCTGCCTTTGCCTTAAGCTCTGCTGCTTTTGCCTGTTCTCTCTGTACGGCACTGCCGTAATCAGCAATGATTTTCTCAACATTTTCCTCACTGATACCCATTGCAATTAACTCTTCTCTTTTCATTGATTACCTCCGATATGTCTTTACGAATTTTTGCGGTGCAACGACACCGAATGACACTGTTGTTTTTTACGCTCACAACTTTGCGAATTTTTATAAAATAAAAACAGCCGACGATTACTCGGTAGCTGTCTTATTTTGCTGTTTATTTAATTGATTTACAATTTTCTGTGCTTTTTGTTCCTGCTTTTCTGCATCACCAATGGTTTTCCATAAAGCATCCATGTATGGCTTAGACTGCAAAAATGTTTTTTCCGAATCTCCCCAGAGTCCGACCGTTTTAATTGCAATAAGAGGATGTATTCCGCACTCCAATAACTGATACAGTGTTTGTGACTTCGTATACATATTGTCTTGCGGGCTATGATTGATTTGCACGTCAAAATCTCTAACTGACAAGTTCAAATCATGATCTTTAACGCGGATTGCATTTAAGACAACTTTTGCAAGTCTTTTCTCTGCCGATTTCACGATTGGGTCTTTTAATTTTGCTCTTGTCTTTGAAAAATCCCATCCATTTCTCAACTCTACCGCGCCCTGTGTATCTCCGCCAGTGTTCCCCTGCTTGTTTGGTATGGCAAGAATTGATAAGGCATTGTCCCAAAGATCATCTTTTGCCACCTGGCACTGACTCTGGTTAAGTTCCTGTGTCATAATCTCAACATCGGCTTTGTTGTCCTTGTTGTTGGACTTTACCGTCAAAGCATGGCTCATTTTCATTTGTTCAAATGTCTTTGTGTCAATCTCACAGTTTACAAATTTTACCCAGTACTGAACAAACTGCTCAATTCCATCCATTCTGTTCGACTGCATGTTGTTTATGGCATCCAGAAGCCCTATGACAAGTTCAATGTCCGATATTCTTTCATGGTTGTTTGGGAACTCAACAATAGGAATGCTTCCAAATGCATGCAATTTCCATTCAGAAGCTACTCCATTTTGAATTTTGCATGAATAATTGTCTGTATAGCACAGTTTGTACCATCTTCCATCCTTGTCTTTAAGTTCTTGTACTGCAAGAACCGGTTCTTCCGTTCTCCGATTATAAATAACACACGTATTCATCGGAGTAGGAGCAACAATCTGAAATGGTATTTCTCCATTTGAAAATCTTACCGCCTTAAAAGATGTTCCGGTTGCTGACTGCCATTCACCAGCTTTAATGTCCTTTTCCTGTTTATTCGCATCCACAAGGTAATCATTCAGCTCATCTACTGCATGATTGATCGCATCATCATCTTTTCGACTGATGAACTGAATTGGCTCACCGTATGTCTGACCTACCTTGAACTGAACAATCTCATACGCATGATTTTCTACTATTTTGTTTGTAATATCAGCATTTTGTACCTTTAATCGGTATAAAATCGGCTGATCTCCTTTGTAATACCGCCATAGGTATTCTATGATGGTTTTGTTGTAATAATAATTACCGATGCAGTCTCCCACCACCTTGACAATATTATCTTCTGTGATGGTTTCAACATCTGTATATAAAATTTTTCTACCATAACAGCCTTTAACAAGGTCTTGGAGAGATTTGTCATTTCTCATTTTTTCTCCTAAATAAACGTCATACCACTGGATGTTGACCGGATTGGAAGAGATTTTAATTCCGTCTTCTCATTCTCCGGATAAAATACCACTTTTTTGTGACATTTCCTACATTCCACAGAAATGTTCATTGTTGAACGCCCATCGTGCGTGGCAACTTTTCTTCCACACCGCGGGCAATATATTTTTTTTGGTGTATATCCCATAAAATCCTCTTTTCTTTGCAAAAGAAAAAGCACCGGAGATTTCTCTACGATGCTTTTCTGAATTGTGGGAGGTGAAGTATTCAACTTTTGTTGCTTTCTTCAATTATAACTATATCATTTTTTCAATATGACATTCTATGACATTTTACAAATAAGTTGCTCCATATTTTTGCTCAAATTTTTTTAATGCAATTCCATGAAGCCTTATTGTCTGTCTCCAAGAGTAATTCATTTCGGTTGCTATAACTTCAAATGTTTTTTTCTCTATGTATCTTGAAAATAAGACGTTGTAAACATTTTCATCTTCCATGCTGTCTATCTGGCTAACAATCTTATCTCTTTTGATGATATACTCATCAACCAGTGCATCTATGTTCCGTTCCATTTCATCTATTTTTGCCTGCTTTGTTCCTATTTTGTCAAAATTTGGAGTTACCATTACTCTATCTTCGCCCGACACTGCAGATATGCTACAGGCAAGCTCTTTAAGCTGTGAAAGTTCCACAATTTTGTTATTTATCATGCGATTGATCCGACTTATCTGGTTCAAATAGTCCTTCGTTGTCATATCAATACCTCCTAAACGGATTTACTGCCGCTTCTACTTTGGCTACGTTATTTCCATTTGTCACTCTAAGCGCAAAGTTTGAAAATACATCCGGCACATCATCCAACTGCTTTTTACCGGACACTGAATATCTCTTGAGAAGAGACATCATTACTCCATATGGCTCATTTGGCTTATATAATGATTGGTCTTTAAATATAACGTGCTGTAATATCCAGTTAGAGCACTGGAAAATCCTTGCTTCCTTGTTTGTCTCCGTCGGTGTGTCAGTAATGTTACATATCCATCCTTTTTTTTCGACACGCTTGTTTACTTCCATTGCGACACGGTCTCCGCCGGCGTTTCTCTCAAATTCACATTCCTGCACTTTGTTGTTTGTCAAAACATTTGCTGCATTTTCATACTGCATCTCATAATCTGCCGTGTTATCGCAAACACAATCTACACAGTAGTAATCCTCTCCGTATTTTTGCAATACCGGCAAAACAAAGTAATCCGTTCCTTTTCCCTTTGTATCGCACTGACCGGTTACAATCTCTGGCTCTCCATGCGGCAAATTAAGATACCGGCGTATTTTATCTTCCGGAAACAACAATCCCTCTCGCTCAATCGGCTCCTGTTTGTAGAGACAGCGATATGATATGTCGTCCATCAATAATTGTTGGTCTTCAAAAAACTCTTTTGTAAAACCGGAGAACTCATAGTCAAAGTTACTTTCTCCGGTAACTGGGTCTACATCCGGCACAGCAATAACCTTTACTCTTGGATTTCCCTCGTACATATTCTGGATGCGCCCTATAACGTCGTGTACGCTCCATCTGGTGGCAATATGTATCTCCTTGCAGTTCTTACCGTCTGTGTCCCGTATCTTTCTCTGCCGTGCATCTACAGCGTATTTATCCCACAATTTATCAAGGATAATTGGATTCATTGCTTCTTCGATACCGCCTATCATATCGTCAACCAGTAAGAACTTAGAAGCCCTTACTTTACCTGCATTCTTACTACCAACAGACGTACATTGTACGGATGGAAACGATTTGTACTTCCCGACATTAAACTGCTCCATCTTCGCATTTGTGCTCGTCACGGAAAGATCCGGAAAAATTTCATTCCATGTATATTCTTCCGTATTTGTAACGATATCGTACACACCGTCATAGTACATTCTGGTAATATCTCCGCTGTGCGAATAAAAAAGGCTGAAATCTCTCGGAAACCATCCGGCAACAAGTGCGTGAAACATTTTTTCTACCGTTGTTTTTCCTGCTCCCGGAACAAGGGATACGCACAGGATGTCATATCTATCATCAATCATGCCTTGTAAAGCCTGTGTAAGCCCTATTTTGAGAAATTGCTTTCTTCTTGGCATATAAAACCGTTCTTTAGGATCTCTTTTCTTTTCCAAATACTGGAAAGCACTATCCACAACTTTGTTTTGCGCTTCCAAAAGCAAAATTCCGTAATATTTGTCCAGAATTTCATAAGATACCTTGTTTTGGAATGAATATTTCTCTAAATCCCATGGTGTGCCACCTGTAGATTGAAAGATAAACTGCTCCGTCAGTTCTTTCGCTCTGGCAGAAACCTTTAATCCATACTCAACATCTTTTTCTGTCAAAATGGCTACTCTTGCCGCTTCTGCCATGGCATCCATAACCTGTTCATCAACGCCATGCACCTGTATGTAATTTTCATATCCATTTACTGTGGAAATTAGGCTTGAACTTGCCAAAAGAAAAGCACCTCCGCAAAAAAGCAGAAGTGCCTTAAGACCTCTGCCAATAATTTTTGTTGGTTAGCGACTAACTCCATTTGTTAGCCGGTAATTGTTTTTATTCGTTTGCTTTGAAATTGTAAATCGGTTTTATAATGTCAACTATTTCAACAGTGTCTTTTATATTTCCAATTATTTCATCCATTGTTTTATATGCCATAGGGCTTTCATCAATCGTAGATGTATTTACAGATGTTGTAAATATTCCATCCATTGCTTTTTGATACTCTTCTAGCAAAATGCTTTCTTTTGCCTTTGATCTGCTCATTGTTCGCCCTGCTCCATGCGGTGCTGAATAATTCCAATCTTCATTTCCTTTGCCAATTCCCAAAATGCAGCCGTCACGCATGTTTATTGGTATTAGTACTTTTTCCCCCGTTTTTGCAGAAATAGCACCTTTACGAACAATATTTGTATCGTATTCAATGTAGTTGTGAATTGTTTGAAATCGTTCCGTTTCTTTTGTAACTTCCCAACACATATAGTAACAAATAATGCTCTGAATGGTTCTTCTGTTAATTTTCGCAAACTCTTGACATAATTTCATATCGTGCAAATACATTTCTCTATGTTTTCCAACAAGATATGATAACTCTCTAGGGATTTTGGTTGTATTTGTTTTGTAGGACTGCTTTAATTCTTTGATAGCCTTGCTGATTTCTCTTTCTCTTTTACATTTTTTGTATTCAGCAATCAATTTCTCGCTATCTTGTTTAAAGTTTGATTTTCCCGAAATATCGTCAATCGCCATTTGCTGATATATTTCTGCAACTTGCTTTCCGACATTCCTACTTCCCGAATGAATAATAAGATATTTATTATTCTTGCTATCGTTATCAACTTCGATAAAATGATTGCCGCCTCCCAACGTGCCGCAACTTCTTTTTATCCAATCTATATTTTTCAACTGTTCCTTGCAATGCAATTTTTCAACAATATCACTTGCGACAGGTGTGTTTTCTTCTTCATGAACTTTTCTACCACTTGGAACATATTCTCTAATGATTTTATCTAATCTCTCAAAATCAATATCAATATTCCCCAAGTTTGTAGTAAGCATCCCACAGCCTATGTCAACTCCAACAATGTTCGGTATTACTTTTTCTCCTAAATCAGCAGTAAACCCTATAACACACCCTGCTCCTGCATGAACATCTGGCATAATTCTTATCTTACAATCCGAAAATGCTGGCTGTTTTACAAGCGTATATATTTGATTTAACGCTTCCTGTTCTATATTTTCTGTAAATATTTTCAAATCAGCCATGATATGTCACCCTTTCCGCTGATAATCAGCAACTAAACATTTACTAATTCATCTACATACCTTGTCATTTCAATTGTTGTTCCATTTTCATCTCTTGTACTAATATAAACACATTTGTCATCATGGCTTATCTCATTTACAAGTCTAATTTCTGTTTCATCATCTTTAAAATTGTAGCATTTTCGCATTTTTTCAATGCAATTATTCATTTCTGATATTTTCACAATATCGCCCACTAAATTCTTGCAACTACGTGTTCTTTTGCAAATTCTTCTTTTTCCGGGTCGTAAATAAGCGAACCGTTTTTATCAGTCTTATTCTTATCAAATTCACAAGAAATTTTTATGTATGGGTATCTCAATGGAGTGCAGTCAGCATGGAAATCAATATTATACACTCCCTTTTGCCATTTCCCGTTGGCATAAATCTTTGTGTAACCGCCTTTTCTAGTTTTGATTATAATTTTTGAACGTGTTTTTTTCATTCCAATACACCTTGAACCCTTTCGCCGTGTAATTACCAACTGCCTGTTTCAGTCCTTCCTTGCTTTTATATTCCTCTCGAAGCATGATTGCTACCTTGTTCTTTTCCACAGCGTATATACCGCAGGTAACAGCGTTGCTCGCCGTATCAAGAACTGCTTTGTACTGTTTGCTGTTCATCTCGTATGTGCTGTTATTGATATTTACAATCATTTTTCATAAACCTTTCAAAATCTTCCATGCATTTATCGCACAAGTCGTATGTGACATTTAAAATGCCATTTTTTGTAATCGAATTTCCACACAATATTCCTTTTTTAATTTCTGCACCACACCTGTCGCAAGTGCACCATTCTTTGCTATGCTTCATCGTGAATATCCTCCCAAACTCTGCAAAATTCCTTGAATGTTTTTTTGTCCATCAGCGAAGCTATTTCATGCAAGTTTACAATGTTAATTTCTACATCTTGCTCATATTGCACATCGGCAACAAGGTTTATATTGACCATTGGAAGGCTTCCAGCATAATGTTCTATTTTATACGAACTGCATAATCACTGTTCGCCATCAACTGTAACTTTAGCACATGCCTGGTGTCCTTCTATTGGTTCTACTTTGAATTTATGTATATTACTCATTCTTACACCAACTTTCTTCCGCACATCGGGCAAAATGCAATATCAAAGTATCCTTTCGCCATACAGTGGTTTGAATAAATCACAATTCCGGGGACTTTGTCCCCTGTATTCATCATAATTTGCGCATTTGTCAAATTCGTTTCATTTGCACACTTCTGAATGGGAATATTAGCGCCGAATATTCTGTTATTATCATAATCCTTGCAAAATTCACACATTTCAATCACTTCCTCATAAACCTAGGTTCACAATCTTCCAAAGTTGTTACTTCTATCATTTCCGGTTCATGTCTGCAAATCCTTCCGTTTGAATCAATATATGGTTCCATTTCTATCTTCGTACGGAAACCATATGGAGTTTTGCAATAAGGGCACGCTTTCTTGTCACTTTCAATTGGTGCGCCACAATTTGCACAATTTAAAACCATATTTATACCTCAATCAAAGTATCAATCAGCTCGGCACCATCGTGGAGCAAGGACTTGAACCTTGCACCTGAAACCTTTCGACTATCAGTTTCACGAAGCGTCTTACTCCGGCAAATACCTTTCTTGCCATCCACGAAAACCGCCATCAGACGGTTAGCAATCATATTTTTCGTGCCATGCGTTGCACTATCCTGTGCGATATCACAGGAAATAGGCTGGTGAGGATTTGCACCTCACATAACAACGACTTTTCACAACGGGTAACACCCTTAACAGGTTCCTTCATTGCCTTGTTAATTCAATGACTTGTTCCTAACCAAAGCGTGGTTGTTTTATGCTTAAGCGTCTACCTTTTTCCGCCACAGCCTAATTGCATTTTTGACAGCTCAGGCACCGTGGGATAGGCACCCGAACTATCAATAGGAATCCGCCTGTATTGCTCGTCAGCAAATTACGGGACAACCATCATCCAACACCAAGCGTTCTTCCGCCTTGCCGCACTCCGCGGCAAACGCCACCGAACGGTCTCGCACCGTCCTTAACAGAAACTTCCTAGTAGCGAAAGGAGAAATACGAACTTTTCGTATTCCGAGATAAGCTTTAAACCTATCTCTCAATCGGAACGGCAGGACTTGAACCTGCGACATCAATTCAGTACATAGAAGAATGAAAAGATTGCTCTTTCCTCTGAGCTACGTTCCGTCACAGCGCGCATAGCGCGCCGTTTATGATAGTATTTTTGATCTTTTTATTTTGCCGACGTCCACTAACACCGAATAATTGCTTGCGCCGAGTTTTTTCTTGCAAAAACCGAATGCCAGTGGACTTAAGCTATACTGGATGCTCCGACTTCTCAGACTGGTGCTCAGCGTCACTGTCAAGATCCAGAACGTCGGTTTCTCCCGTATGTTTTTTTCTGCTTATATGTATTCTTCCGACCGTAGTTAAAATCTCCGGCAGGAAGCAAATACCAAATACTGGGTCATAAAAAACCATATCATCATCTCCAAATTGCAAATATATTGACAAGAAACAATGCAATAAGTGATCCCCAGACTGCCACAGCGTCCTTTTCGTTGCTGTTATCTCTTCCAAGCAAGAAAAACGTCAAAATAGCAAGGGCATCAAATGTTGTTATGACTGTTTTTAAAATCAACATGATTTACCTCCATTTTCAAAACTGATCGTACCGGACTCGAACCGATAAATGCTGGGATCAAAACCCAGTGTCTTACCATTTGGCAAACGAGCAATGCAAGCAATCTATTTCTCCGGCATATAGTAAACAATGTTATCAAATACTGTTATTGCCATACTTGGATCATCCATCTTGACGCATCTAATCGGTGTATTTTGTGATGCTGAAACTAATGCAGAAACTTGTTTCTCGTCCATATTTGTGCAAACTACCTGTACAGGCGCATATGCTTTATGCATGTCCATAAATACTTCTGCCGCTCGTTCTGGTGTAGCATATTTCCCAATGACAAAAGTTCTTCCATCAAAAGTAGCGCTTATGCATTCATAGCTTGTTCTAAATTCGGTCCGGTCAAAATCATATGAAGCATCTTTTTTCTGTGACACAACCCTCATTCATCTTCCTCCGATCCGTCCCAATCCGGACAAGAAAACTCTTTTTCTACATAATCTCCGACATATTCGCTCTCATTGTTTGTGCAAAAGTAATCTCCATTCTGCTCCTCACAATAATCGCAATTAAAACACATTTCTAACATTTTATTTGCTTCCTTTTGGAATCTTTTTGAATTTTATTATCGAGTGTAATTTTTGAAATTTATCTGATGTGAATTTGATTTGATTGTCTTTGATGTGATTATCGATAAAGTATTATCGCACTATACCATGTGCTGCATCCGATCCTGTATACCCCGTACTTTATGTCTACAACTTCCGAATGTACTTCGGTCAAGCATTCTATTTTCCTATTGACCATATCCTGGAAACTAATTTCAGAATCCGATTCTATTGGTTTCGTGATTTTGAGTGATCTTGTATAGTCCCTCCATGATAGACATGCCTTTTTGTTTTTGAGGATATTTGAGGGACTTAGTAGGCAGCTCCTTCTGGGCTTTTGCAACCCCCTCCCCCTCCTGTTGGCTGCTTCTTCCGGCGTTTTCCTTTGCTTTAAATTATTCTAATTGTTCGTGCAATTCTCTGTTTGCGTTCTAACTATTCGTTAAACCTAAGTTTCTTAAACTGTTTAAACGAAAGCATGCGGCGTAAGGCGCTTAAATACTGGGGTTTGAATTGTTTGAATTGTCTATCACGATTTCACCATTATCCGGGCTTGAATTGTCAAAGTTGTCCGGCAATCTCGCACAATTCCCATTCCCCAGTTTGGGGAGTTCCGAAGCTGTCAACGCTCTTGCTCTGGATCCCTGATCTCTTACGCCCGGCATATTAAAGCCGCAGTACTTGTTGAGTGACGGCATGTAGCACATTGGGTTATTTTTCCCAGAGGTCTGTAACCCAACAAGGCTTTCCTCTCTCATTTCGTCAATCTTTTTGCAAATGTCGGAATGTTCAGAGCCTAGTGCCTTATGGCTCCAATCGTTTAGTGTGTCCCTGTGTATGCCCGTGAAAAAAGTGAATCCAACAATATTTATTACCTTTTCGTAGTCATTGCACAGATTGACATATAAATCTAATATATCATTTACTTTTTTACTGTCATAATAATTTAAAGCATTATCCTGCATAAGATATACAGGATTGATCTTAAAAACATTGTCATATACATACTGACAACAGTTATACCATCTATTCTGTGATACCTTGCACATATCCGTTATATTTCTATCATCCATCCAGAGGTGTATATATTTATCAATGTCATCTTTGTATATCTCGTCTATCTCTACTTTTTCTGCTCTCTGTGCGTCTGACATATATACCTCCTTTCTGGATCATAAAAATAAACCGATACAATCGAGATCATCAAGATCTTAACTGTACCGGTTGCATGACTTCCGTTTTCATCCTCCGGGTCCTGTGCGCTCTCTGTTGCCCGGATGCTTTTTGATTTACGATAACAATATCATTTGTGGATGCCCTTTGTCAAGTATCAATTTAAACTACTTGGTATATCGTATATATAGATTATATCCGCGCGTGTTAAAGTATATAGTTTATGATTTTTGTACTGTTGATATATATTATATAATATTTACTCCTTGATAAAAAAATACAATGTATTGGAGAGAATATACTAATCTTATCTACGTTTCCATTCTGTATACAAAATTTACCGCTTTAAAGTGTGAGTGTTTGAATACATCAAAAAAGAGAGGTAAAAACCTCTCTTTCTCTAGCTTTTATAAGCAGTATGCGATATAGTAAACTTTCCCAGCATCTTTTACTATTCCCCAATCAGGGAGAATCTTCTTTCCTTCTATCATCTGCTTATATTCTTCCCGCTCTTCCTCATCAACTCCCCATTCGTCCATGTATTGCGTGAAATTCTCTTCGAAGTCTGTGAAAATCGTTGATCCGTTTTTCAAGTGCTTTTCTGCTTCTGTTTTTGTGCATCCGTTTTTCATTAAAATCTCGACATCTGTCATAATTCATTCTCCTTTTTTTGATCTTGTTTGTTGTTACTGGGCGGCTTTTGCGCCGCCCTTTGTTGCTTGGTGCTTAATTGTCCTCTATGCCCTTTTGGGTATCGTCTATGAGGCGGTCAACCATTTTTTCAGCTTTCTCATAATCCTTAGCCTTCAATACTTCCTTAAGGTCTTTCAGATCCTGTAAAAGTCTTCTTAAGTAACTTTTAAATACGCTCATATCTTCGCTCATTTTTCTCCTTTCCGGCTTTCGCCTATTGCCTTTCGACAATATTATAATACACCTTTGTGTATTGTTTGTCAATACATAAAATACATTTTTGTGTATTTATTTTATATACTCTAAAATATCACACGGTTGACAATTCAGCCGATCGCATAAATACATGATCGTATCAACACTGACATTTTGATTTTTTACAAGACGATTAACCAGTGTTGGGGATAAATTAAACTTCTCCTTATCTTTCAAGTCTGTTTTTTTAATCCCTCTTCTTTCCAGTGTCTCCCATAATCTTCTATATGAAATAGACCCGCTATAAACGTTCTTTCTTTTTTCTACTGTCTCCGTCATATGGTGTACTCCTTTCTTTTCTATTATAAATGAATAATACATCATTGTGTATTCATTGTCAATCTTTATTGTTTTGTACATCTTTGTGTATTTTGCATATTATGTTAGTACATCTTTGTGTATTATAATCTCAACAGGAAAACAAAGAACACAAAAACAGGAGGGAACGATCATGAAAGTTAAAATTAAATTAGTCGAAACGGCGGAAGCTGCCGCCGTCTGCAGGAACTGCCCCACCTGCACCGATGAGACAGGGCACACAATGAAAGGATGGTTGAGCATATGAACAAATTAGAAGAAGCCCAAAAAGCATTTTTGAAAGTTAGGGATTATTTTTTAGAAACTCAAGAAGATTTCGCGCTGGCGAAGGCGTATAGCAAGCCCTGGAAGTGGTACAGAGAACACACAACAGACGAAGCTATTGAGATTTTGAGAAAAGAAGCAAACGCATAGAAAGGAAGGTTGATATTATGGAATTTATGGAAAAATTACAGAAACAGAAAGACGATGCGAAAGCCGCTTATATTAAAGCCCGGGACGAATGGGCGGACACCAGAACCGCCGAAAATATCAAAGGTGATCCCGAAAAGTGGCGCGCCCTTTGCGATCGGAAAATGGACTGTATGCGCTTGGGTGTTATTATTTGAAAAAGTGCAGAAATGCAATATGCCGGGGAAATTCCCCGGCTTGCTTTTGCCCGTATACCGCGGAATACAGCACGAAAAATGCGTGCAAAGATCAAATGCGCGCAAATATGCAAATCGTCATTATCTCACTAGGGTATTGTCTGGCGAGCTGCGCTTTTTTTGGTTTATACTTGTTGACGCAAAGCAGATGCATTGCGCGTTGACATTTTGGATGTATTGTGCATATAATGACTTATAGGCATGTGCGCGCCTGTATAGTTGCAATGTCATGTAGACGTTTGCTTTATTTGTTGTACTCATTTTGCGCATTTGTGCGGAGGTTTCCGCGTCTGCATTATTTCAGCGCTTCCAAGCGGACGACGGCACATAGCAAGATCAAGTACGACCAGATCATGGATGAGTGTAATCTTAACTTGCACTTGCAAAAAAGTTTCAAAAAAATTTTGCAAAAATCTGAACAAAATTCTCAAAATCTCAAAAACGGTTTTTCGTGCCGAAATCTGACCCTAGGGGGGTATCAAATTTTTTCCGAATATTTGGGCGAAAATTTCAAAAATTTTTTAAAAATTAAAAACCGAAAATCCTTTTCCAAATCTTAAGGTAGGGGGGATTGAAAATTTTTCCGAAAGTTTTCGGAAGTAAAAAGTAAAGCTTTTGCGGCATAATTGCTTTTGTTTAGTTCATCTATCAACTTTTCCCTTGTCATTCCAGGGTTTGTCTTCTGCACATACATTAACAATTCATCTATTTTGTCCACTATGCCGCCCTCCAATCAATGTTTGCCATCAAATCATCCAGCAAATAAATCAAATCTGCCCCATACAGGCTTATCCAGTCCGCGAGATACTCTTCCTGCTCAATCGGCATATGAATGTTATAGGAAAAACAAAAACAATGGCAAAGCTCATGAGCCAGTATTTTGCGTAAATAGACGTTTTTAGGTTTATCTGAAACATATATAGCCCTGTCGTTCCAATCTGCCACAGCAAGGCTGGTAGAGCCATCAGAGCGCATCAGCTTGCCGCTTACACTGTGAACAAATTCTATTTTCCATTCAATACCATTTATCAAAAACATATTTTACCTCCAAAAAAGAAACCACCAGCCAAATATCAGCTAGTGGTTTCTAAATTCATGCTTATTTTACCTTTTATTCTTCAATAAGTAGGTAATTGATGTATCTTGTCGCCGTATCGTTGAGGTCTCTATTGAAATCAAGCAGATCAAGAGCGTATTCCGGTGGATATCCATAACTGGCGTAATATGCCTTTTCGATTGCGCGTAAGTTATGCAGATCCGATAATTCCACGAGAATCTTGTGATATAAAAATTTTCGAGTCCAACCAAACCGTTCTAGGATTATACTTAACTTCCAGTTGTTCTTTGAAAACCATGTTTCCGTTTCATGTTTCCATCGAATCTCCCAGTGCTCAAACGGGTCTTTCTCCGGAATTTCAGCCTGCGTATTTTTCAGAGCCTGTTCCATGTCGTGGAAGCGATTGATGTATTGAGCCGTGAAAGCCGTTCCCTTAACTCCAGTCAGCTTGTGCGCGATAAATTCGCATCCTTTCTTGGTAATGTCGTAGCAAGGTCTGCTTTGGTTGTTAGCATCTTTATATGTATTTTCTCGAAAGAAATCAACCAACGCAATTTTGCTCTCGTTGCCCAAGCCAATATTGGCTTGGGCGATTTGCGATGTATATCGCCGTATATCTTTCAATAATTTGCCGTGTTCTTTCCCAACCATTTCCGAAACTTCCATACTGGTTAACGTCTGTTCTAATTGTTTCATATGAATATTGTTCATCAGCAAATCCCCCATTTCTGCTTAAATGAAATAATTGTGTTCAAAATAAACTGCAAAAATTTTTCGTCCTGTATGCTCTGGATTTCCGTTATCAGCTGTTCTTTCATCTTGCACCGCCTTTCTTTACAAGGCGGTAAATACCGTCGTGATCTATTACGTCCTCATCATTCAAATCTGCCATAAATATTACAACGCCGCGCAACAATTTTTCGTTATCACATTCGATTGCGAGCCGAGAAAGCAACGATCTGTACTGCTCAATTTGGCTCGGCAAATAAGTTCCATCCTTTTTTATGATTTCATTTCTGAAAATGTCCTTAAGAATTTCACTGGCAATATCAACCTCGCCGGATTCGTTCGGCAGTCCGAGCAAATTCATGGCTGATGTTACCACTTTGCGAAAACCAATCGGGGAAAAATTATCAATGTCCGTTTCGGTACTCCAACCACGGTTATACTTCATCCTCTCGATTTCCACAACATGATTCACTTTCTCCATCAGCGCGTCACTATTAAGTATCGTTCTTACAATTTCTTCAATGTTTCTCATAGATTTTTCCTGCCTTTCAATTTTTTCTTGAAAAGAGATACTCTCTATGATAAAATATACCACAGAGAGTTATCTCGGTTGATAGAGTGTTGATTGACTTTTGCGGAGTGTCAACACTCTATTTTTTTAACGACCTTTGGTATTCACTTTCTATACCATTTCTAACAACATCAGATTTTGTGATATTTAACTGTTCAGAAGCAAATTCTAATTTTTGAACAGTTTCATCGTCAAGTCGAACTCTAAACATTGTGTCTTTGCTGTTGTCAGACTTTGGTCTACCTGTTCTTGGTGACATTTTGCACCTCCCCTCTTTCTGTCGCCACAACAAATATAATACTGTAGCAACAAAAAGTCAATACCTTTTTGAAAAATTTCCAAATCCACAAATCACTAGCTGATATTCAGTTGTCAATGTTCAAACAAACAGGGGCATTTCTGCCCCTGCCATTACATTTTGGAAACAAGCGTTGACAGCTTGCTTTTTGTCATTGTGCGCTCTTCCGGCGTCATGTCGGAGATAAGTTCCGCCATATCCTCCGAAAGCTCTTTCATGTATTTTTCAAGGTCATGCATCTTTGCGTCCTTGTCCTCCGGCGTATTGCCTTTGTGAAGCTCTTTGCTTTCCATGTAGCTTCTGCGGCTCATTCCGCTTTTACCCTCTCTGCGGTCACGCATACCGCCATCTGCCGCAATTGTAGGCTCTGTGTAATACATTTTGCCAGAGTGACGATCCATATCACGGTCGTGTTCCATTTCCCGGTACATTTCCGGTGTCATGTGCCAGTACGGAGGTTCTTCATATCCGCGGCGCGTACCTCTTCCCTTTGGCGCGAATCTGCCGTCTGCATACCGGTAACGGTCATAATACCGTCTGCCGTCTCCGTAACGCTCAAACATATCAAGAACCTGCTCTGGGTCTGATTCGTCCATTGATTTTGTAAGCGTCCGGTAATACATGGCTTCCGCAAGGTCTTTAAGCATGTCCGTGACTTTTCCCATCTCTTCTGTATCTACACATTCGATACCTTTTGCAAACTCACACTCTGCGCTTTCAGACAGTTTTTCGATCATTTCGTGCATTCTCTTAATATCCATAAAACCGCCCTCCTTACGCTTCCCGGACTGCAATTAAATTGCTGTTCTGAACTTCGATTGACTGCGTAGACGTATTCTGTACCGCTACCGTAACACAACAACCGCGAGGAACGTCCACATATGCCTGCGCCGAAACGTTAAAGAAGTTTTCAACTGCCGCCGGTGTAACAATCATTCGAGTTGACTGCAACGGTTCTCCGTCAATTGCAATAGCCAGTGAAATAGCTTCAACTGTGCCACCGGTAGGAATTTGAATGTTCCCGGAATAAGATACCAAAAATCTTGCCCGGCACTGATTTGTAAGTCCTCTTAATTTAACAATGCCACTTCCCTGTCTATGAACAATGCATTTTGTTGCGCATACCGGAGTTTCTGTAAATGCCACATCTTCTCCCTGCGCAACTGTTTGTAATGCAATTCCTGTAAATTCTGCCATAATATGACCTCCTTATTTTAATTCTGCTATTGTTTTTGTATCGGAGCTCGAAAAAACAAATCCGTGGTCTGGAGAAAATTTTTCCATCAATAGCTCAGAATAATCTTTTTTTGCCATTTTTTCTACTGATCCAGTTATTTCCGCAAGAGTTTTAAGCTCCGAAATGTTAAGCTTTTCAAAATCAATCTTTTTGATTGCTTCGATAAATTTATTTTTAATTTCGTCCATGTATTCTACCTTCCTATTCATGAAATAAAGGGCAAACATATTTCAGTCTGCCCTTTGCGCTTATAAGTAATACTGCTTTTGCAGACATAGTCGAGTTAAACTCAATTAAGATACTCAATTATTCAATTTTGTGTAGCAACTACTTTTAGCAGCTACATCCTGTGTTGCATCCACAACCATACGCATAAGCGTTAGGATTTGGCACAACATATGCCGGGATTGCAGCTGGATTTACAGCGTTGATGATCTGCTGGGTCTGTGCCGACATTGCAGTAGTGAGCAATGCAGACTGGCGATCCTGTGAAGCGGCTCTTCTTAAGTCGTTATTTTCTGCCTGTAAGGAAGAAATCTTTTCCTGGCACAGGTAATCAAGGATTGCCCTTGTTCCTGCCTGCTGACTGTCAATAATGTCTCTCGTGTTGCTGTTCATGGTGTTCTGCAGCGCACAGGTGTTCTGCGCCATATTGTAGTTCACGCCCTGGATAGCTTCTCTGGTCTCACAGCAGCAATTAGCCAGCTGGGACTGCAAAGCATTCTGTGCCTGCATAAGTGTTACATTTGTGGTATTAAATCCCTGCTGCGTCTGATATCCAAGGTTGCAGATTGCATTGTCTACACCATGGAAACCGTTCATAACGGCGGTATTCTGTGCGTAAAATCCATCACAGAGACCATTTGCAATACCATCTAACTTCCCGATGATAGCCTGCGTGTCAAATCCACGCTGAATTGCAGAGTCGGTGTATGCAGATGCTGTCGCTCCCATGCCTCCGTTTCCTCCCCAGCCATTGCCGCCAAAGCCGCCCCAGCCAAAAATCATAGCGAAGATAATGATAGCCCACCAGCCATCGCCGCCCCACATGCCATCATTGTTTCTTCCGTTTCCTGTCACTGCTGCAATATCAGCAAGACTAGGAGATGCGTTTCCATTAAACATTTTGTTTACCTCCATCTGATTTATTTACAAATGGGATAACCGGTTATTGTGCGCGCAACCCAAAATGTACTAATGATTAAACATACTCATAACCTTTTGCTTTGCTTCATCTACTGTAATTCCTCTTTCTTTGCAGAGATTCTCCGCCATTGTCTTAAGTCCGACCGTATCTCCGCTTTGATACATCTGCATGGCATTTTTAGCCATTGGATTGTTTTGCATCTGCGGAGAATTTATCATTTGGTTCAAAATCATTTGCATCAGATTCATTCGGATTCACTCTCCTTTTTAATTTGAGAAGTTTTTTTCTGTGGAACCGGAATTTTACCAATACGTTCCTCTAACTGTTCAATTTTCCCAAACAGTTCGTCAAACTTTCCCATAAATGCCCCTGTGCACTCGTCTGATAGGTCAAATTTCATTTTTTCCGTCTCATGCGATAAATTGTTAGTCATATCATTTAAAACAGGCTTAAAAACGATTGTGCGGATTGTACCATCTGAGTTCCAGCTTTTGGCGTATATTTCCGACATATCCTGCTTTGGGAAAAACGCCACGCTTCCATCCATCGGCACATCGTTTGCAGTAATATTTTCAACAGAAGGCACAATTTTTCCATTTATTCCAATAGGCGTCATTTGTGGCTGCTGAATTTGCTGTGTTTGCGCCGGTTGAAAATAATTTTGCGGCTGTTCAATTCTTTGCTGATTACCATATGGATTATACCCATATGATGCCTGATAAGGAATTTGCTGACTATATCCCGGTGCCGGATAAACTCCGTTCATGTTCATTTTCTTCAACCTCCTCCAAAACATCCTCGATTGCGTGAATGATAGATGACTGCGTTGACAAATCTAATGATTGCAATTCTTTTCTGGCAAAAATTTTCTCAAGAACATCGTCAGAAAACATTATCATCCCTCCCTTTGCTTATATTGTGGCATAAAAAAAGACGGTAAAACCGCCAGAATACCGTCTAAATAACGCCTGTTTCCCGCCGTATCACCGCCAAAATTGCAATAAAAAAAGAACGCCTTAAGCGTTCGTACGTTTGTTCGTGTTACCTTTGGTGTTACCTTTGATTTTTACTTTCAGAAAAGGCACCATTCAGAATCTCCTTTCTTCCAGTAAAATCAAGGCTTCACAAGGTTTTCAATTTTAAAAAAATAGTAGCGGAAGGGAGATTTGAACTCGGTATCAAACCCCGCAAACCCGCATAAATACTAGGTTTCTTTACACCTAAAGGTGTTACCTCGTGTTACCTTTTACATCGATAATGCTTTCGCAATGTATTCTTGCATCTCTCTCTCTGTTTTATTATTAAAATAATAATGATCAAGCGTTGTTCTAATATCAGTATGACCCATTTGTGTTTTTATTACAGATTCTGGAACATTTCCATCTATAAGCTTTGTAGCATATGTCTTTCTCGCCTTATGAATTGAGCGCTCACCAATTTTAACCTTATCGCAGATCACATATAAACGTCTTGTAAATGCTTGTCCTTTTATCCTTTTACCGTTTTTCATAAAAATATATTCTCCAAAAGGGTTAAGCATTTTTATTTTTCTCATAAGTTCATTGGTATCTTCGGTAATTATAACATCTCTAAATCCGGCATCGCTCTTTGGAAAATTCTGAACATCAAACACATATTTTCCACTGTCATCACGGTATCTTATTTCTGTCTTTGATATATGTATCTTATTTTCTCCAATATCTGACCATGAAAGAGTGGATATTTCTCCAACCCTTAGTCCGGTTTTAAATGCCAAAATAATTCCAAGTTCAATCAGCGTAGGCTGGTCTTCCATTATGAATTGTTCAATCAAAAGCTCTTCATCCTTAGAAAAAACTAATTCGTTGTCAGACTTATGATTCCTTTTAAATGACTTTTCCGAAATTTCTAAATCACCCATGAAACTGGTTATGCTTAAGCTGGTATAATGTTTTTTCTTTGCATATTTGAAAATTCCGTTAATCAATATCCGCATATCGGAGTACGCTTTCTGCGTAAGTTCAAGCTTTGAAATAGCTGTTTTTATGAATGATTCCAATATTTCTTCGTCAATATACCGGATTTTTCTATTTGCAATCGGCAAATACTCATTTTCAAAAAATCTTTTAAAATTTGTTTCGTACTTGTCTTTTGTCTGCCTTGTTATTTCGCCATATTCCAGCTTTTTCGAAATCCAGCTAGAATATACTTGGCTGATTGTCGGTTCATCTTCCATGGCTTTATAAAACTTCACTATCTCGTCTTCTATCGCCTTTTCAGATGTTCTTTTTACAAGTTTTTTTCCTCTCTGGCTTTCTTCATCGGGCAAATATGTGTAAAACTTACCGTCTTTTCCTTCCCAAATGCTATAATTGTGTTTTTCAATAAATTTCTTCCTTTCGTTCATCTCAATTTTTTTCTGAATGGTGTCTATGTCGATAATACCATTTTCAATGGCAAAATTCAACAATTCACTCTTAGAAAGATTTTCCGTTTAAATCACCTTCCAATCTCTTGACTTTTTGCTTTATATCAAAGATACGCCTTTCTACTGTTCTTAGCGGAATACAAATTTTCATTGATATTTCTTTTGGTATAAATCCACGGGCAAGAAGAGAAAATATTTCCTCTTCCTGCTCCGTAAAATTGGCGTTTTCAATAATTACTTCAAGCTCTGGCTTAGTCAGTTTTGAAAACTTCATAAGCCAATATCCTCCAATATTTTATTTTTCTCCCTGCCAAATCTTCTGTGTCCCGTCTGCATTGAGCATAACGGTACATCCGGTACCATTCCGCTGATACACCAGATACATGACGCCTGTGTCTTTGTCCGCATAGATACCGTAATCCCGCCAACCTTCTACCAATACCATCGTATTATCCTGCCCTGCGCTGACGTTTGCCATGTCACTGCATCCGGCGATCAAGAGTGTTGCTGTTAAAATTGCTGCTAAAATTTTCTTTTTCATAACTGCTCCTTTTCTCTGCTCTCTTCTTCCTCGATTGCCTTATAAAACTCGCTCGCTTTAATTTCTGTCATAAAGTCGAGTAGCTTTACTTCTACATTCTCCGCCGAACCATATAAAACATCGCCGATCATAAAGCACCTTGTGCTATATTTTCCACAAAATCTCATTCCGTAGCAGAAGTAATCCGGTTTTTTCGGCTTTGGTACCGTCTTTGCAATCTCAAGCCAGTCCTTGGTAATCTGACAGTTTGCTCTGAAACGTCTAACACCGTTTTCGTAATATAATTTATTTTTTGTAAACATACCCTGAAATTTCTGCAAATCATTTTTAGTTGGAATAATTATTACCGCTCTATCGTCTGGAATATATTGCGTCGACTCAATCCCGTGTTCCTCCGAAAATTTCTTAAATGCCTGCGCATTCGCTTTTACATTTTTCTGATACTGTACATATGCTTTATAAAAATCACTGTCTTTGTTAATTGTAAAAAATTTCTCCATCTATTTATCCTCTCTTTCCGCCCCGCCGCATTACTGCTGGCGGAGCTATAGCTGTTTGACCTCATGTAAACCGGAGCTGTCCGGCCTGCTACTCTACATAAAGTCAAATAAATTCGTTTGCGCTTCATGCTGTTTCAAGCGTTTCTTTGACAAATCATAATAATATTTGTCCTTTTCAAATCCCACGTATTGCAATCCGGCATCATGCGCAGCCATAAGGCTGCTTGCACTTCCTACGTGTGTATCAAGAAATTTCATACCGCGCTCTGCATATCTGCTAAATATCCAATCGTATAATGCTTTTGGCTTCTGTGTAGCGTGCAATCTATCTTTTTCATTTGACATTCCTACCCATTCTTTAGCAGTTCCGTCAAGATTAGTCCAAGCATACTCGCACATTGAAAAACTTACATTTTCTGATATTTGTGGTTTTCTCCAGACAAGAAAACATTTTGTTGGTGGAAGATAAAAGTAGTTACCCCCCCAAATAATTTGCTTCTTACTTACTCTGAACAGTTCGTCAAAGTACTTTTCATCCGGTATTTCGCTATCCCAATATGCTTTTGGATAAGCAGACTTCTTGTCTCCTTTTCGTCTTCCTATGTTGCAGTTAATATTTATTCCATATGGAGGATCTACAACGGCAATATCGAAATACTTATCTGGGAATTCCTTCATACCATCCATACAATCCATGTTGTAATAACCGAAATCCATCATGGCATCACCTCCGGAAAGTCTTCAAATCCCATCTGTTCATCTTTTTCAAAGACAAGCATTTCTCCCTTGGCTCTCTGATAAAAATTGCGATCAATTTCAAATCCGAAAGCATTTCTCCCTATCTCAGCTGCCGCGCGCAATGTACTACCGCTTCCGCAACACGGATCAATAACCACGTCGCCCGGGTCCGTAAAAATCTCAATCAGTTTTTTCAGTACCACAACCGGTTTCTGCGCTGGATGTATCTTCGGAATGTCCTTTCCGTCCTTTTCCCAGGTAAACCGGTTGAAGATCATATGCCCCGTACCTCTGATGGTTTTCCCATCTTCATCAAATTTTGCCCCATTTCTGAACTTTGGCAACTTGTCCCGATACAGTACCAGAGCATACTCTGTAGCTCCTACAACACGCATATTTGCTTTAAGAACCTGCGGGCTGTAATTTTTTACAAATACAAGCGGTATGTAATGCTCAAATCCATGCTTCTTTGCCGCCGCAATCAATGTCTGCATCTGCTCAAAGGCGCAGAACACGATCATGCACGGCGCGTCAGAACTTCGCCCTCTAGTTCCGGCTTTCTTCGGTTCTTTCTTAAGCATCTTGCTGCAGAAATGGAAATATTCATACAGGTTGAAGTTAAAATCTGAATTGAACGCCGCTTTACCCACAAGCTTACTCTCTCCGTTTTTATTGTCTCCACCGTTGTACCACATCGGATTGCTGCCGTAGAAATTCTTCCCTACGTTGTAAGGCACATCGGCAATAATAAGCTGTGCCGACGGTATCGCGTACTTTTTGTAATTCTGCATAGAATCTCTGTAAATTTCACATTTTGTTTTCATTTTCTTTTTAGGAACCCGGCGCGCCTTTTATCCGGATAGGTCCCGGCTCCTTTCATATCAATTTTTCTAATTTCGGAATAATCTCTTCCGTCTTTATGTAACGCTGATAATACTGGTTTATAAGCTCTTCAATATGATGCGTTAGTGTGTCTACTTTTTCCTGTAGCGCATCTCGCTCCTCTTCGCACTCTTCCCGTTCAGCTTGGACGGCATCAATGTCTCCCACTTCATCTTCGAGGATGTCATACTCTGTTTGCAGTTCATCATATTCAGCCTGTAACTCCTCATATTCCTGTCGTATTCCGCCATCAAAACCATTCTCAAAGGCTTTCCGAACAGCTTCGTAGACTTCTGGTTCCATGTAATCACGGAAATCATCCATCCTTGTGATATAGGCAACCTGTCCTTTATACTCAAATCCAATCATTTTTCTCAAGGAGCCGATGCGCATCTTCCCGGGAAGCTCGCACTCCTTTCTAATTTATTTTTTCTTACCTCTCTTGGTCTTGAACTTATACACATCGTTTCTCTGCCGGCTTACCGCACTCCGGTAGCCGTTCAGCTTACTTGTTCTGCTCTTTCCCATGTGCACCTCCCTCTATGGCATCTAAGCATCCGTTCCACCCTGCATCGAACCTTCCATTGTCGCAATGCTCTGGATGATCTGATCTCTCCGGCAGTTCCCGGAGCGGGCACCAATCCGGCTTTCCACCATCCATGATTTGTTTATCTACCGTATAAACAGTTCAAATCTTGTCTCTAACCAAATATTTTTTCAGTTTGCAAGCATTTAATCCTCGACAAAACACGCATTGTTTGCAATCTTCCGGCATATCCATAACTAAAACTGCTTTAGCCATACCTCACACTCCTTCCGGTTTCTCGCACCTTTCAAATTCGATTACCCAAACCCACGGTGATGCATCCCAACCGTAGCGGTCAATGTCGGATTTCTTGATGGTTGATTCCCACAGCCAAGCAAATTGCTCCTTTGCAATCCCGTACTCTGGGTCTACTTCTGTTCCATAATTTTTTTCACCGTATCCGATATCATCATAGAAAAGGTTTCCAACACCTTCGCTTTCTGCCCCCTTTGGTGTTATATCCTGCAACCGCTCCACTCTCACATCCGTAACCTTAAGCCAAATGCGTGCGGCTTCTTTTGGCATGTGGATGGATGGGTGCCACCTTGCATCTCCATATATTTCATCTGTTGCCCGGTACATATAACAGCCACAGCTTTTATTCAAGGCGCTCTGTTGTGGTTCTCGGTAACAATTTCCATGTTCGTCTCCCTCGCAACAACAACATTCAAAATGTTCCCATGTTTCCCGGACATACAGGATATCGCCCGGACATATCGGACAACTACGTTCTGCTGTACTTAACTTGTCTGTGTGTTTTTTATCCGCATAATTATGTACTGCATAAGTGCGTCTGTCCGCATTGTAAAAATTCATATCTGGCACAGTATACTCATTGCCATCCTTGCAGATTCTTCTCGTACAACTCTTTCTTCCGTCCAGAATCGCCCGAACCATTTCGGTATTGAATAAAATTGGCAACACTCTATTCATCCTCTGACTCCTCCTCGTAGCAACTATACACAATTGTGTTGTCTACATCGCAATCACTGTTATTCCATTCAATATCTTCTAATGCTCTGTCTTTCGCAATCTGAATAGCTTCTGCTTTTGTATCCGCTTCTATGTCATCATAGTCAATCGTAAGCTGTAACCCCACACTTGCATTCCACTTAGCCATCTACTCCACCGCCTTTCACAATCTCGATTGCCTTTTCATAGGCTATAAGCATTCCTAATTCCTTTGGTTTATCATTTACAATATCATCAAGTACCCTATTTACTGGTACAAGGCTTTTCAGCTTTTCCAACTGCTCCACAACCTTGTCTACATCATAAGCCGTCGGATATTCTTCTAGTAAATACAATACTGCATTTGTATTTACTAAAGTTCCATTGCTTAAAGTAACCGATTTTAA